CCTGAAGGGTAGGAGTTTGTTTAGGGTGAAGTGGAGGTTTCGTAGCGGAGCTTGGGCGTTCGACGAGAGAAGCTTCACCGCTCGGGACCACATAGTTTTTCTCAGGGTATACTAATGGTCATCGCCACGGCGTTTCTTGATCATGCCCACGTCAAGGGCGTCGTTGAGTTTATCGAAAAGGGGAGCAAGGTCGTCATCAAGGGAACATTGACATCGAAAAAATACAAGAACAGCGTACACGGCATCCACATCCACGAGGCGGGGGACCTCACGGACGGCTGCGCCAGCGCGTGCGCACACTTCAACCCCTACGGCAAAAAACACGGCGGACCGAAAAGTAAGGAACGCCACGTCGGCGATCTCGGCAACATCAGGTTCGATGCCCGCGGCGTCGCAAGGTTTCGCATGGTCGATCCGCTCGTGAAGTTACGGGGATCGAAGGCGAACGTGATAGGCCGCGCGCTCGTCGTCCACGAAGACCCCGACGATTTAGGTAAAGGCGGTCACGCCGATAGTTTAACCACGGGTCACGCGGGAAAGCGGATCACGTGCGCGGTCATCGGGTACTCCAAAAAGATGATGTGTTAAAGAAATCACGCGTCAGTAAAGTGATCACAATGGAGAGCGTCCAAAAGCTCACGCACATCGAACACGTTCTCAAAAGGCCGGACAGTTACGTCGGCCCGGTCGATTCGACAACCGAATCGTATTGGGTCTTAGACGGAACGAGTTTCAAGAAGAAACCCTTGAAATACAGCCCCGCCCTTTTGAAATGCTTCGATGAGATTTTGGTCAACGCCGTCGACCGAAACTCGCTCCACCCTAAGGCCGTCACCTCCATCGGCGTGTCCATCGACAAAGAGGCTGGAACCGTGACGATCGAGAATAACGGCCCGCTCGGTGGACTTTCCGTCAAGATGCACGAGAAAGAGGGGGTTTTCAACCCCGAGCTCGTTTTCGGTCACCTACTCACGAGTACCAACTACGACGATACCCAAAAGCGCATCGTCGGCGGCAGGAACGGCTACGGCGCGAAACTCACCAACATCTACTCGTCGCGTTTCGCCGTGGTGATCAAGGACGGCGAGACCAAACAGACGTACAAACAGACGTGGACCGAAAACATGACCGCGTGCGGCAAACCGAAGATCACGAAACACGCGGCCGCCGCGTCGTCTGTTTCCGTCACCTTCACACCCGACTGGAAAAGGTTCGGGGGCACCGGCATGACCGACGCGATCTATAAGATTTTCGAGAAACGCACGTGGGACGCGAACATCTGCACAACCCCGAATTGCAAGGTGCGATTCAACGGCGAACCGCTACCCAAGACTTCCTTCGAGGCGTACGCGAAGATGCACGAGGGCGTGAAAGAGGTCGCGACCGCGACGACGGATCGTTGGTCGGTGTGCATCGGCCCGTCCGAAGATGGCATGCAACAGGTTTCGTTTGTGAACGGGATTTGTACCACTAAGGGCGGGACCCACGTGGACCACGTGACCTCTCTCGTCGCCTCGGGGATCATCGACGACATGGCGAAAAAAATCAAGCTCAAGCCGCAACAGGTGAAGAACGCGTTCACGGTTTTCGTCAAGGCCACGCTGGAGAACCCTACCTTTTCAAGTCAAGTCAAGAGCGAGTGCACGCTGAAATCCACAGATTTCGGGTCCAAATTCGACCCCCCGAAGACCTTCGTGAAGAACGCGCTCAAGACGGGTATCGCCGAGGAATTGACCGCCCTTTCCAAATTCAAGGAGATGAAACTTCTCGCCAAGACGGACGGCGGAGCTCGCAAATCGAAGATCACGGGTATCCCCAAACTGGATGACGCCAACAAGGCCGGCACTTCTCATTCGTCGAAATGTACCCTGATCGTGACGGAGGGCGATTCGGCGAAGACACTCGCCGTCGCCGGTCTCTCGGTCGTCGGTCGCGATCATTACGGCGTGTTCCCGCTTCGCGGTAAGTGTAAGAACGTGCGAGATTCTTCCGTGGCGCAACTGAGTTCGAACCAGGAATTCTCTGATCTCAAAAAGATCTTGGGGCTCCAGCAGGGCAGAGAGTACAGGGACGTCTCCGAGCTCAGGTACGGGCGGTTGATGATCATGACCGACGCCGACGCCGACGGCTCGCATATCAAGGGTCTCATCCTCAACATGATCCATTTTTTTTGGCCTTCCCTCCTGCAGATGAATTTCGTGGTGAGCATGGTGACTCCGATTATCAAGGCGACCAAAGGATCCGAAACCCTCTCGTTCTACACGGATTCGGCCTTTCGGTCCTGGTACGGCAACGGCAAGTCTGGGTGGAAGATCAAATACTACAAGGGCCTCGGCACTTCGACTTCCGCGGAGGCGCGTGAATATTTCAAGAAGATTCAGGATCTCACGGTTAAATTCGACGTGGACACGATGACTGACGCGTCCATCGTCTTGGCGTTCGACAAGAAGAGAGCGGACGCGCGCAAGACGTGGCTTCTCGAGAGCACGGCGAAAGACCCGAAAGAACTCGAAGTTCCCTACGGCAACGTGAAGCGACTCGAGATCACGGATTTTGTCCATAAGGACTTGGTGAACTTTTCGCTCGCCGACCTGAAACGGTCCATCGCCTCCGTCGCCGACGGCCTCAAACCTTCGCAGCGTAAAGTGCTTTACTCGTGCTTCCAGAAAAATCTGACCGCGGAGATGAAGGTAGCACAGTTGGCCGCATTCGTCGCCGAGAAATCCGCCTACCACCACGGCGAAGTTTCTCTGGCGGAGACTATCGTTAAACTGGCCAATGATTACACTGGGTCGAACAACATCAACCTCCTCGAGCCGTGCGGCCAATTCGGCACGCGGCTCATGGGCGGAAAGGACGCGTCCCAGACCAGGTACATCTTCACGAAGCTGTCGAAGGAGGCGCGTCGCGTGTTCGACCCGAGAGACGACGCCGTGCTCACCTACCTCGAAGACGACGGACGCAGCATCGAGCCCGACCATTACATGCCCGTCCTACCCATGGTCCTCGTCAACGGTACCGAAGGGATCGGCACGGGATTTTCGTGTTACGTCCCGCCCTTCAATCCCGAAGATATCAAGGCCAACATACTGAGGCACACCGAGGGTCGCGAATTGATCAAGATGACACCTTGGTTTCGCGGGTTCAAAGGTCGTATCTTCGAACAGGAGGACGGCGCGTGGGTCGCCGAAGGTGTGTGGCAGGTGATCGGGACGACTGTCAAGGTCACGGAGTTACCCCCGGGTCGCTGGACCCAGGATTTCAAGGAGTACCTCGACGCGCTCGTCGAGAAGAAGACCATCGCCGGTTACACCAACAACAGTACCACCGAGGACGTGGACTTTCTCATCCAGGGGTACGGCGGCGACGATATCGTCAAGGATCTCAAGCTCCAGAAAGTCATCCGCTGCTCCAACATGCACCTTTTCCATCCGACGAAGGGGATCTGCAAGTACGACACGCCGGAAGAGGTCTTACGCGATTTCATCGGGTTACGCACGGACCTGTACAAAAAGCGGAAGCGACACCTCATCGAGGAAACGAGGACGAGATCCGAAGTGTGCTCGCACCGCGCGCGGTTCGTCAAGATGGTCATCGACGGAGACCTCCGCGTCTTCAAGAGGAAACGCAGCGACCTCGAAGGCGAGATGAGCGGCATGTTCCCCAAGGTCGATCGCTCTTTCGACTACTTACTGAACACGAAAACCGTCGACTACACCGAGGAGCGCGTCGAGGCTCTCTTCGACGAATGGAAGAAACTCAGAGAGCAACTCGGTCTCCTCGAAGCGACCGGGCACATCGACATGTGGAAGAAGGATATTAAAAATATGTAGATAATAGATAAGCATGGGGAGCGAAGCCGCTCGTCTTCATTTGAAGGCTATGGGAAAGCAGGATACTTACCTGCTCTCGAAAGACCCAGAGCAAACGATTTTTAATTACCAAAAGATCAAGCAACATTCCGAGTTCAGAAAATTCCATCGCACAAAAAATGTCTTGAATCCCGGACAAATCGCCGGGTGGCCCTTTTCTCAAACCGTCAAGGTCGAGTTCGATCCCAAAAACATGGGTGATCTCCTGACGAACCTCTATCTTAAAATCGAGCTCCCCGCCAAAGAAACGGCGAACGTCAACTACACCACCCCGCTCGGTCGCGGTTTTCTGAAGTCCGTCGCCATGTACGTCGACGACATATTAGTCGAGGAGATCACGGACGATTGGCAGATGATCCACGAATCCCTGTACCTAGATCCCCAGTCGAAGAAAGGTAACCTCGTGCTTCTCAACATGAGCGAGAGTGTCACCCCCGGGATAAAGCTGAGCGACGCGACCATGGCGCCCTCGAACCGGTTCATCGTCCCCCTCCCGTTCTTTTTCTGCAGGAAATACGGCAAGACGGAGATGCGCGAAGAGGTCGAGGACCGTCAATATTTCCCTACGTGCGCCGTTCACAAGCAGAAGATCCAGTTCGAACTCACGTTCCACCCCCAGACGTGGTGGCAAGGCGCCGAGAACGGTCACACCCCGACCACGATCTCGGTCAATAATTTCCAGCTCATCACCGAACAGATCAAACTCAGCGATGAGGAGCGACTCTACCTCGTGGGTGCCGACCACTCGATCCTCGTGAACGTAGTGAAGAAGCACACGTCGTTCGTCACCACACCCGAATCCGACACGACGTTCAAAGTGAACCTGGAACCTAAATCGAAGGTCAAGACGTTTCACTGGTTTTTTCGCGATAAACTCTACACCACCCAGGATCAATCTTCGCATCGTTACGTCACCTACGTCCGAAGCAGGGCGCCGCTCTACCAGTGGAACGCCGGCGTGCTCCAGCCGCCCACCATGGAGACGAGGAACACGCCGATCATGAAGAAGGCTCGTTTTTTTCTCAACGGCGAGAGCTTCCCAAACACCCTCATGGAGGGTCACGAACACTATAAGTACGCCGTGCCGTATAAGTTCGGTTTGGGTGTGACGGACGATACGGTCAACATCTACACACAGAGTTTCGCGCTCCATCCTCTCCTGGAACAGTCGACGGGAACCTTGGATTTCGCGAACTTGAACGCGGATAGGACGTTGATCGAGTTTGAAATTAACAAGTTCTTACCCAACGCCGCTCAAGGTGTGGAGGGCGCTCCCGGCCTGGACCAACCGTTCTCGGGTGAGTTTGAACTTCACATGTATTATTTGGAGATGCAAAAGCTCGATTTTTTGAGGGGGTTCATGACCTTCGCGGGTGCGCCGCCTCCGATCGCGGTGCCCGAACCCGAACCCGCGATGCCGTCCGGACCGCTTGGCGGCAGGCCTAGACCGTCCGGGGCGGGTGTGCAGGCGTATTAAAAAAAAGTGACACTATAATAGAATGTACCTCTGCGCCAAGGGCGTTCAAGATGCGTGGATCACGAGGTGTCCGGACTACTCGCATTTCATCTACAGTTTTCGGCGGCACACGCCGTTCGGTATAGATTTTAGCGACATTCCGTTCACGGGCACGGCCGATTTCGGTGAGATCCTCACCGTCAGGGTGCCCAGTAACAAGAGTGACATGCTGAATTCCGTATCCTTGACGGTGACGTTCAGGAGCGATTACGACGCGATGCGACTGGTCGGTAACCCGTTAACGAAACTCGTAGAGTACGCCGAGTTACTCATAGGCGAGCAGGTTATAGACACGATCACCGGTGAATACATATATCTCAGAAACAAGCTAGACACCTCTGATCAACACGCCGCCATGAAAAGTTACAGGGGCGGGGAAGGCACGACGACCGCATCCTATTACCCGACGAAATTCTCGATCGAGCTGCCTTTCTACTTCACGAGGTCGAATAAGAATGCGATACCCCTGTGTAAACTCACGAAGCAACAGGTCTCCATCCGGGTCAAACTGACGGACAGGGATACTTACTTTGCATCCAGATCGGTCAACAACAATCTGCCCCCGATCACCGACGACAGCGAAAAATTCATCAACCAGATCTTCCTCACCAGCGAACACGTGTACGTGAGCGAGCTCGAGCGTAAAGCGTTCGAAAACGCGCACATGGAATACCTCATCACTCAGGTCCAGGTGCACGAGACGCGCATGCCGGCTGGATTTGACAAGAAAGCTTTCCTGTTGGATTTCAGGCACCCGGTGAAAGAACTCATGTTCCTCGGTGAGGGGGTGACGACTCAGGGCAGTCAGTACAACAACTACACGTTCAGGCAGATCAAGACCGCCGAGCTGTGCTTGAACAACGTCATCTTCTTCAGGGAGAACGGCCATTTCTTTTCGGTCCTTCAGCCGTTTAAGAATCACGTCAACACGCCGGACGTCGGCCAATCCATGTTCGGAACATACTCGTTCGCGCTCGACCCGGAGGCCAGCACCCCGACGGGTCACCTCAACATGTCGAGGATAATTCACCAGAAGTTCACCGTAGAGTTCAACCAAGAGGACACATACGTCCCGGAGGACAATATACCGGCGACCCGTTCGCACGCAACCTCCGAAACGCGCGTCCGCGTCTACGCGCTGAACTATAACATCCTTAGCTTCGACAGCGGGTTAGCCGGGCTTAAGTTTTTTTAATAGGGTATAGTAGTTATGGCGGGATCTATCCAGCTTCAGTCGAGGGGTCTTCTGGACCAATACACGACGGCGAATCCCGACTTTACATTCTTCAAAGAACACTTCAGGAAGAAGTCGCAGTTTTCTTTGCAGTTCATCGACCTCAAACCGACGAAGGATTTTGATTACGGCGAGACCCATCGGTTCGCGATCCGTCGCGACCACTGCGACGTCCTTCGAAGCGTGAGCCTCAGGTTCACACTCCCTGACATAGTGCTCGCGCCAGGCGTGGACGCCGATAAAGATTACGTCTACGGCGAGGCTTCAAATTTCGTGGAATACATCAGGTTGTACGCGGGCGACACGGTCCTCCAGCACATCACGACCGAGTACCTCGACCTCTACGCGGAACTCGAGTACCCCACCACCAAGCAGGTGTCCCTTTTTGATCTCTGTAAGAGGGACGTGGACGCCGTTTTTAACCCCTCCACCGTGAAGAGTCGGTTGTCCAGAACGCGCCCGTACCCTCGTCAGCTCGGAGGCGACGTGTGCATCGAGATCCCGTTCTATTTCCACGGCCATCCCGAGCTGGCGTTTCCAGTGTGTGCTCTCGCCCCGGAGACGGAGCTTTACGTGGAGGTGAAGTTTAGGGACGTGGGGGAGTGCATATGCGTATCTAGACACGGCGTCAACGAGTTGGAAGGTTTTGTCGGTGCCGACGCAAATGATCTGGTCACGTTCAAACCGTTCGATTTAAAATTATCCACCGAATGCGTTTTCCTAGATCCGGTGGAGAAAATTAAGGTGCAGAACAGCGCATTCGAGTTTCCCGTGACGCAGATCCAATACGACGACGCCTTGGTCGAAGAGAAAAACGGCACGGTCAAACCTGAATTCAAAAAGCGGTTACAGTTCACCAATCTCGTGCAGGAACTGTATTTTTTCGTGATGTACACCGAGAACAACGCGTTCGGCAGTACGTTCAACTACAACGATATACCCGTCGACGACGCCGATCAACCGGTGGACCCTTCCCTGAGAAATGAACACATCAACTACGTGACACTCACCTTAGACGGCGAAGAGATCTTGGACGAGCACACCGGCTCGCCGCATTTCCTGCGCATCGTCCAGCCGAGGCTTCACCATAGGAACACGCCGATCACTAGAAGATTTTACTCGTATAGTTTCGCCTTGTACCCCAACGATAACGGTACGGCCTCCGGCCATGTCAACTTTTCGGTCGTCAAAGAACCCACGCTTCGAGGGAACCTGTTCACCAGTAAGCACGAGATTCATAACACCGGAACGTACGCGTGGCACGATCGCCGTTTTCACATCCTCGCGAAGACGTTGAACTTCATGCGGATCAAGGATGGGCAGGTGTCACAAGTCTTTGATTACATGATTTAAAGAGGTTCTTGTGTTCGGCGATGTAGTCGATGATGGAGTATTTGATGCACCATTTGATGAAGTTCAGCTGCGCGAGAGTGGTTTGAATTTCTTGTGACGTCTCCGGGATTCGGTAATTGAACTTCTCCGCTCGACAGAAAGGATCGAAGAGCTTCTTGCTGTAGCCGTCTAATGATGATTTGTACGCGCAGTGCACCGTGAACATCTTGCCGTCTTTGGTCTTGAACGAGGTGTTATTTTTCTTTGCGTAATTTGTGATGAACCACTCGAGGTTACGGAGAGAAATGCCGCTGCTTTTGTTAAGTATGGTCAGTAGTTTATTCCTGTGGTGCTCTTCTTTGTAGAATTGATTTATGGATGATAGAAGAATGCTTGTCCTGTTCATTATTACAATAATAAGGCGCTCAATTCTATAAGTCCCTTTCGTCCGCGTTCACACGCTGGACACCCCGGGACGTTCATGAGTTCCGGTCCGTGGTTGTGTCCGTTCACGGTATCACCTAACCGCCTGCATTCGATATCGCTCCCCTGACTCTCGTGAAATTTGCAGTACCCGTTGTGTACGGCCTTGAACCCGCACCTCACCTTGGACCCGTCCCGTTTCGTCTTGTGACCCCTGCATCTGTGTTCATCGCTGAGTCTGGGGATATCATGTAACAGTATGTCTAGGGGTATCTGGTGCTTTTTGGAGATGTTCTCGAGGGTCTGTGTGAGTTTCGTCTGAACCTCTTCCTCCACAAACTCAGCCACCAATTCATTGAGTCCGTACGACCCGATGTGGTCGACGAGGACCTGGTTCACCAACTTAGTGATCTTCGCCTCCATCTTCCCTACGTCTCTTTCGTGCGAACTTTTTAAATAGGTCGTCGATGGAGTTCTGCTTCGGGTCCCTCTGTTTCGGCGGCGGCCCCAACATGTCGCCGAAGATATCCTGTCGCACGTTCTCGAACAGGGGGTCGAGGAGATCGCACACGGGACGCAAGAACTTGTTGACGAAGTAATAATGGTAGTCCACCGGTATCTTGTGTTCCTCGACGTATTTCGGGTCCTCCGACTTCTCGAACGCCTTCGCGCGATGGTCGCCGGTGCACGTGAGGAGGTACGGCACCCTGTCGCCCGATTGCGGTTCGCTCCCCGGTTTGCGTTCGCGCATTTTCAAAACCACCTGAACGTGCGCTTGGCTGATCAGCGCGCTGTCGGGTCCGTTGATGCTGACGGAATCGCCCTTGACCTTGTAGCTGTCCGATAGACTCTGACTCAGGATCAACTTTTCGTGCGGGACCTCGCCCGCGAGAAGTTGCGTGGCGCGTTTCCGGGCGAGATCCCTCGGCGGCCCAGTGTCGGGCGCGTCGAGCACGACGTCCAGTAACTCTCGCATGCACTCGCGCACGTGGGGTGTGTTATCCCTTCGAACCAACTGCAAACCCTTGACGTCGACGTAATCCATGTGCATCTGATCGTCTTTCCCCTTGGTCCAGAGCTTCGCCGCGTACCGCTTTTTAGAGTAGAGAAAGTAAGGGTGATACACCTTCTCGAGTTCCAAATTATTCGGTTTCTTGAAGAGAGCCGAGCACTCCTCCGCCGCGCGCTCGCCGAGTTGCCAGCTGTATTCGATCGCCTCTTTCCCTTTGCGACCCTGGACGTCGAATTCGACCATCACGGAATCCGTGTCGCCGTACCGGACCTTCGCGCCGGGGAAATTGGCTTCGACGTAGTTCTTCGTCTCCTCGATCATGCCTCGGCCTCGGCACGTCGTCGTCGACGCGATGGGGACGCACGGAAGAATCCCTTTCCCCGCGCCGGTGAAACCGTAGATGGAGTTCATCGATACCTTGTACGCGAGCTGTTTGCCGTTGTACACTTCTTTCATCCCGCCGGTGGCCGCGGCCATGTCGCGCTTGGCCTTCTTCCTGAACTGTTTCAGTTCCAGGAGAATACTCGGGAGCAGGCTCGGGATATCCTGCGCGAACTTATACGTCCGGGAACCGACGGTGAAGGTCTCGTACGTCACGCCGGGGACGTTGCCGTACTTGGCGTCGTCCATGACCAGCGTCGAGTAACACAGGTTATGCGCCATCATGATCGAAGGGTACAGGGCCTCGAAATCGAGCGCCGTGATCGGCGTGTAGTACGCACCCTTCTGCGCCTCTAAGACGGTCGCCCCCTCGTACGGTTCCTCGGGGATCGAGCCGTGTTTGATGGTCGGGACCATGTACCCGAGCTCCCTCGCCTTCTTACACAGCTGAGAGAACACCTTGATCTGCTGCCCGCGCTCCACCAGGAAGGTCAGGGGGACCCAGGTCGCCTTCGCCATCTCGAGTAAGTTGAGGAGCGTGCACAGTTTCTTCATGAGCTTGTGCGGGAGGAGGGTATCCTTGATGCAGTACTCGGCGACCTCCCCGAGCTTATCGGCGTTTCCCTCGACGAAGCGCGCGAACATCTCTTTGGCCGGCATGTCGATCTTCTGATCGCCCAGGTACAATTTCGAGACGTTGTTCAGGGAGTACGAATCCAGCTTGTACCCCTTCTTCACCTCGTGAAAGAGATCAAAGATGAACCTACCCGACATGGGGAGTAACTGCAAAAAATTATCCCCGAGGGCGCTCGAACTCAGTTTCTTCTGCACGAGGTTGGATTGCGCGTCCTTCAACTTCCCCAGCTGGGAAAACTCCCAGCCGCACCTGTTCCTCGCGGCCCTCTTGTGTAAGTACGCCAGATCGAACCCGAATATGTTCCACCCCGTCAGGATGTCCACGTCGTGACGCTGCACGTAGTCCTTGAACGCCAGGAGGAGTTCTCGCTCGGTATCGAAACTCGCGACGCCCTCGCCAGAGGTTTGTTTATAGCAGAGGCAGGTTTTCTCGTAGGGTTCGTCCGTGCCGAAGGTGCACAGGGAGATGCCGATCTGAAAGCACGCGTCTCCGGGCACGTCGGCGTCGGGAAATTTTCCGGTCGAAGAGTGACACTCGATATCGAACGAGGCGACCACGAACGGCGCGATATCGTCTCGGTCCACAGGTTTCAGCTGTTTCCAGTCGTTGCACCATAGGTCGATGTCCACGTTCGCTAATCTGGACCGGGCACAATCGGAACCCGTGTCGAGCCACCCGGTCGACTGGATCCCGGTTCGGTGCATCAGGCGAAGCACCGGATCGAGGTTCGCCTCGTAGACTTGGTACTTCTCGAACTCGGGTATGTAGGAGAACGCGCTGTTGACGCGTCGTCTCGCCTCCAGGTTCGAGAAGTTCAGGTGCATGAAGAAGAACTCTTCATTATTCTGAAAACCCCACACGTCCTTCTGTTTCGTCAGCGAGTAGCTCGTCACGCAGTCCTTGGTCTTTTTCATCGCGCATAGCTTTTCGTAGATATCGTCCACGTCGGGACGCTTCGTTCCCGGCGGGAGCTTGACGAAAAAGTACGGCTGAAACGCCGTCGTGACGCACACGGACTTGCCGTCTTCGGTCTTGCCGAAGATGCTGATGAGGTGCTGGTCATCGGCATCCCGGGCTTCCCAGGTCAACGCTTGGAAGACCACCATACCAAGTTATGTCACCATTTTTTTAATATCATAGTATTATAACAAAACCATGTCTGCCGCATTGATCGATCTCGTGTCTGTGGGTGTTCAGGACACCCATTTAACAGGGTCGCCGGAGGCCTCATTTTTCCGCCAGTCGTATCGACGGTACACTAACTTCGCGATGAAACCGGAAGTTCTGGATTACATCGGCACATTCGGTTCCGGTAACGAGGTTATCATTCCCATCCGCTCGAAGGGTGATCTCCTCTCCTACGTCTGGATCGAAGCCGATAACATCGCCTCCATCCAGGATGAAGATAACGGTTTCTTCAAAAGGTCTGCCACCGACCTCACGGAGTTTTCCCTGTGGATCGGCGGACAGATGGTCACGACCATGGACGCCATGTACGTTCAAGGCGTGCACAACCCCTTGATGCGGGATTCCGCCGCCAAGGCCTCTTTCTGTGTGTCCCTGAACCATAAGAAGGAAAACCACGGCAAAGACTATTACATGCTCCCGTTCTTCTTCAGTGAGGATTGGACCAAGGCACTTCCCCTTTTGGCCATGTCGTACCACGAGGTGGAGATCCGGATCAAGTGCCGCACCGGTTTCAGCCCCGCGACCACCCCGAAGGTGTACGGTACATTCATTTTTCTCGACACCGATGAAAGAAAGTTCTTCACCGATCGCGAGCACGAGCTGCTGATCACGCAGGTCCAGAACCAGCGTTTCGATAAGACAGATAAGACCGTGGATATCACGTATTTCAATCATCCGGTCAAATCTTTACACGTCGTCTCCGGCAACGCCACCGGGAACGCGTGGCACACGGCTGGGGGGTACAAATTCGGCACCTCCTCGTTGTACATCAACGGCAACCCGCTCTTCGAGAATACCAGCGACACGTATCACCATGACGTCGTTCCTGAGATGCACACCACGGACCTCCCGGATAACATCCTTGACGACCTCGTCACGTTCAGCTGGCCGTTTTCCTTAACCATGTCCAAGATGCAGCCGACAGGATCTATGAATTTTAGCCGGATCGACTCCGCTAAGCTCACCTTCAGCGCTCCCGCCAACGGGAACCATCACCACAGGGTGTACGCTGTCAACTATAACATCCTTCGCGTGAAGGATGGTATGGCCGGTGTAGCGTACGGAAACTAATTTGAAAAAAAGTCCAGTATTGCCGAAGTCTTTTCGTACATGTCTTTCCCGTGAAAGGTTTTTCCTTTCAGGTCATCCCAAATCATGAGGCGGTGTTCCAAAAACTTTTTGAACTTCTCCGGGTCACGATTGGATTTGTACCGAACCTTCTCCTGCTTAAGCGCCTTTTCCACTGCGGCTCGGCGACTCGCGGCGTATTTCGCCTCGCGCTCGGCATATGTGAGTCTCGGACCCCCCGTGTTCTCTTCCTTTTTCATTACATGTAACGCAAATTATTTCTTTATGCCGCCGTCAGGTACCTCATCACCGCCACTTTAGAACGCAAAACTTCCTGATGAACATTCTTCTTCGGCTGACCTTTGGTGTCACAGTCTTCGAACGGTAAAAGCTTGCCCGTCTTCTCATCGAACAACTTCCAGTACCTGTCGGTCCGGCCGTTGGATTTGACCGTGCACACGTAGAGGTTGCCCGGACACGACTCTGGAGCATCTGTTAAGGTATCATACTTCTGCCACCCACGTCCATGCTGAGTCGCTTTCGACGCGTTGACATCGTCGGTACATTCATAACCGTCTTCATCTACCCAGTATTCTGCCTCGGGCTCGGGCTCGGGCTCGGGCTCGGGCTCGGGCTCGGCCCGCGCTTGCGTGTTTTCGCGCTTGACTCGGATACGTTCGTCCATTTGCTCTTGCGTCCATTCTCTATTTCTCTTCCTCGGCGAGCGCCTCGTCTTCTTCGAAATGGCATTTCCCGTATCGACTTCGTACTCCTGTACTGTGGGGTTTTGGGGGTCAAACGTGACGCGCTTATCGGTCGGGAGCGCAGCTTCAGCGGTCATCTCCACTGATAAACCCAGGTGAATTTCCTCGTTTCCATGAAATCCGTCGTAGCGGTCGAGCATTCTCACCGCATGCACAATAGGCACAGGTCGCACCTCCTCAGGGATGCCCTCAGACTCGAAAAACTTGTCCCAAGCGTCGCGCATTTTGGGTTGTTTGCGAAGGTCGTCGAGGTAGACGCTGACCTTGAGTAAGTGCTCGAGTGTAGTGCCAGCATCGCACAGCAGACTTTTCAGGCGGAGCAACGCACCCGTCGTCTGCTGCTCAATACTCTGCTCGTCGAAAGGGGGCGAAAAGACGTGAGAGATACGGGGGAGATAGACCATCCGGTTGAAGATGACGATACCACTCGGCTTTATGCGCTTGATATCTTGATCCCGTAGCTGCCTAACCTCCTCTTTCAGCTTCGCATTCTCATCTTTCAGCTTACGAAGGATTAGGTTCACCCTATTCCTGCTTTTTAAAAGGTCCTTAACATCCTTAAGCGCCGACGTTAGGTGCAAATCCGTTAGGATTGGAGTCCCTTCTGACATTATTAGGGTTTCGTCACTTGAGTTGCTTTTTCTGACTGGGTTTTGAGAAGCGCGACGTCGCGCGCGCACAGAAGTTAGTCTTTTGGACCCTCGAACCAGATCCAACGCTCCGTTCGCGTCGGTTTTGAAGTCGACAAGGGCGACTCGCAGCGCCCCGGAGCGTATGCGCGCGAAGAAGTGACCCCGTGTCGCCAAAACGCGGGGTATATATACGAAAATATTTCGGCGCGCGGCGCGTTGTAAGTTAATTTTCTACTATAAAAAGCCGGATCCGACTCCTCGATCCTCACTTCCACCAGCACTCGGCACGAATCCGGACACCCGGTGGAATTTCAATTCATTGGGAAAGTAACTCAAGAATTGTCGAGTTAAAGTACGAAAATCAAGCAAAATTAAACCAGAAAATCCCCATATAAAATCGATGAATTAAACGTGCGTTCATGCGCACCGAATTGTGTTTGCCAGGAGCTGAATAAATTTTCACCCTATCGTATTTTTTTAGGTTATGGGTTTGGACGATACAGCGAACGATGAACCTGAGGGACGCGCGGGGCTCCCCGACGAAATCGTCGTTGGAATGGATGACTTGGAAATATGGGCAGGAAACAGACAAACGGGCGAGTCTCTGACGCACGCTCACTTCCATGAGCTGAGCGAGTTCGTCGCTTATTTCTGTCAACCGACCACAACTCCGGACGGCGGGGACGGTGACTTTTACACGCTCGTCTGTAACTCTCTTCCGGCTACTCGAACCTCGACGTCCTGGAGGAATGATCTGGTCAGCTTCGCCGTGACGATTTGGGTCCAGAACAAAGCCAATCAAGAGAGGTACTTTAAGCCGGGCGGTGACAAGATGGTGCGGAAGCTCTTTCTGGACGCCTTACCCCCGGCAGACATGGTGAACCCAGAGTTACATGCTTTGATCGAGCTCATGAAAAAGTTCGACAAACCTCACCAGAAGATGGGGTTTTGGTGCATGGGCGTGCGACGTTTGAGGATGTACGGCGTCGACCTTGCCCTTTCTCCCGACACGCCAGACTTCGGCCGCGTGATTTACAATAAGGCCGTGCGTCTTACCCTCGAGGAGTCGTGCCTCCCACCCTCGTTGAGGTCATCGTACCCTAAACGATCCATTGATGCGAGTGGCGATATGGAGAAACAGATCCTATCTAATTGGGAGGCTGATAAAAGAAATGGATACACGAAGGACTGTACTTCGGTAAAAGATGCGGCTTCATTTTTTACCGAGGTGAACACGTTCCTCCACGTACTCGCACTAGACGGTATCACCTTCCGGGCGCAGCATAAGCGACTGCAAAAGATATACTGCGAAGAGTTTCCGGAGCTGATGCATGACGTTTTGGACTCGCAACTGCCCGAAGACGTCGAGCAAATGTTAAAGGAAACGCCGGTCCCCGATCAACAACGGTTCGTGGAAACGTTGAAGCTTAAGGCTCACACGCACAAAGTTCTCGGCAATACGCTCGATACCACCTTCTTACGCCAACTCAATCACGAGATTCGCCAAGGGATCACGCAGCCGATGTACGATGGGTGGGCGCGTGTTTTTAAGTTGCGAGACAAGGACCGAAACATGCCCCTGTTGAAGATGGCCGTCAACTGGGCATACCTTTGCATGTTCATATGTGATTCTTTCGATGAACATGCCGATGAAAAGTGCAAGGAACAAGTCGCACTCGCGAACGACGCGGCGAAGCGTCTACAGGACGTGTGCGACACGAACATACTCATGGATGGCGGCAAACTGCATCCCACCTTTTTGTGATCACTCCTCGCTTCCCGCCAACCTGAAAAGGGTCTCGACATCGAGGAAGTAATCTAGACTCGCGTTGACGTAATTCCCACCGTAATTCTTCTGTAAGATCGAGTTCGTGTCATACACGACCAGCAAGGCGAAAATGGTCGAAAGGATTTTAGCGTAGGACCTGTTGGGCTTCATGAGGCGCGCGATCAACACGCCGAGGAGAGCGACGACGAGGACGAAGCCGAGAGTATCGAGCTTGTACCCCATCTGCACCGTCAGGACGCCCGCGACGAACATGCACGCGAAGATGGTCGCCGTCTCCACGAGCGCCTCACGCGCGTCCTTGACCTCGTTCATGACCATGCCGAAGATGTAGGCCATCGCAGTGAAGATCATGACCTTGACCGGCAGGGAGAACCGAGCCAGAATCAGTGTGAAGAGTAGGACGACCGACGCACCCCAATAGAGGAAACGCTGGGATTCGGGAACCTTGTTCTTGGTTCCCTGGAACATGACAAAGAGTTGAAACAGCAGGTGTCCAAACACGGACGCCATGAAGGGAATCTTCTTCTTCAAATCACTCATATTTACAATTAGGGGTACATTTTATTTCTTCAGGTGCTTGGCGAACAGGTATCGAAGAAGACCTTCGGGAATGCGGTACCGGTCGAGGGTGTTGGTAACGTCCTGAGCGCCGCGAACCCTACTCGGCGTGGTGATGCCGATTTGGAACTCGTGCACCGTGAACCCCGGGATAACGATCTTGCACCTACACTTATGATCTTCCATGTCATCGCGGTTGGTCCATATGCGGGTCGGCTTTTTGTACTTGAATCCGAACCGACAATAGTCGAAGCGGTACGACTTGAGGTCCCGCATGCACGGAAGGTCTTTCATGGCGGATGTCCAAGGGTTCTCGATGTACCACTCCTTCGGCTGGAAGTAGTCGATGATTTCCAAAACGCGTTCGACGTATTTGCTGTTATCCTTACGGACTTTATCGAGGGCCGCCCTGGTTTTATACGCGCGGTTCGGGCCGACGTTGGTGGTCTGCAGGTTCGAGTACACCTTACACTCCGGCGACGCCCAGATGAGATGGAAGTACCCCCGCGGGTACTGCTTATAATCGAAATCGAGGATATCGCAACAGTGCGTGGGGTTAAAGCTCTCGAGTATGTCGAGGCTGACGACCTTGTGACCCGCGGGTTCGAAGATCTTAGACACGCTACCCGTACCCTTGAAGAGTTCCAAGACGCGCATCTTTTACCATGGCCTGCGGTTTTATTTTTGAAAATTTCGCGGGGCTAATAGTAACATGGAGCGCGTGGTCTTACGTCCGAGTCCCTCCGTGCAGCACAAGTACAGGGTCATGTTCCGCGACAGGCGTTCGATCGATTTCGGGGACGTGTGCACCCCGCACTATCCCGATCACGGGAATCCCAAGGTCATGCGCGCGCAACTTCTCAGGAAGGGAGCGATCCTTCCTGAGGAGCTGCGGATAGAGACGGATCCGGGTGAGATTCATAGAGGTATGCTGAAGATACAGGAAAGTTCCATCGAGGATTGGCAGGACATTTACGGGGCGGAATACTGGGAACGTTGGATCTTATACGCACATACCTCTGTCACGAAAGCGAAGTTATCGATGCTCATGAGCCACGGGATGCTCTTCGTGCCGGCGGCTCAGGACCTGTGGAACACGTAGTTAAAGCCCTTGTTCCCCCACCATCCCACGTTTTCTGGAATGACGAAATGATCGTACCCGTAGTTGGAGAACAGGGAGAGTATGCGATCCTTATCTTCGTTGGTGTGGAGAATCTCGACCACGAAAACGGTCTCGCCGCTCTCCAAACACATCTGCGCACCCTGAAGGCAGTCATACTCGTGACCCTCCACGTCGAGGTGCACGAGCTGAACGCCTCTCTCCGACGACGCGAATATTTCGTCTACGGTGCACGACTCGGTTCCATCTGTGCCGAATTTGTACGTCTTGTTATTAAAAATCTCGGAGGGAGAGTCGGTCGCGCACTTGTACCGACTATCGCTCGTCAGGCACTTATTAATAACACGGACGTTCTCGACGGCCCGCCGCCGAATGAAATCGCAATTTTTCTTGGACGGCTCCACCGCGAACACCGTACACTCCGGGTTCGCCTCCGCCAACTGGATCGCGGTATCGCCCAGCCACGCGCCCGCGTCGATCACCACCGGACGGTCCATTTTCATCACGGTCTCCACCATGAACCGGTGCGTCATGGGCTCGTGGAACGTCTTCGCGAAATGGAAGAGGAGGGATTCCAGCATACTATTACTTATATTTTTTCTTCTCCTCGTCGCTGAGCTCGCGCCACATCTCGCCGAGCTTTTTGCCGACCTGACCGAAACTGAGGTCGGGGTTTTCGGCCACCACCTTCGGTCGCATTTTCTTACAGAAGACCATGTACGGTCCGGGTTCACGCTTCTTCTTGGATTCAGTAGCGCCCATCGTCATTATGATGGTACCTCGCGTCAATCCTTTAAGGCAGGGTTGGACCTCGAAAAGGTGAGTGCACAGATCCCGTAACTGAAGACCGTGATGAACACCTGACCTCCTAAGATGTGGAGTCGCGTCAAAATGTCGTGGTGTCTGTAATAACCCCACACGAAGAAGATCATCATCGTCTCGAAGTACACGCGGAGCATGACGTTCGTGATTCGGTACATGAGATCGAAAAAATAGGAAATGTTTTTGTCGTTCCTGAATAGGCGTTTGAGAAGGACCATGGACGTGTCGATCTCGATCAAGCCCGACAGAGACGTCAACCCCGAATCCTCCGGGTGCGTCAAGGGACGACACAGGAGACTGATCGCCACGAGGTGATGGAAGATGATGAATTCATGCATGGCCGGGAGGATCGCCGGCTGCAGGTAAATCCAACTGGCATCGTAGATCATGTGGAACATGAGCGCGTGCGTCAGAAACAGGGGATAGACGCTCCACCCGAAGAAAACCTCGGCGACGCACAGGGCCGAATACGGGGCCAAGAAACATATCGTGGCCACGTCATGAACAAAGATTGCCCTCTCGTTCTTCATGACGTGCATGCTGGGAGCGGGGTTCGAACCCGCGAGGCTTGCGCCAGGCGATCTTAAGTCGCCCCCCTTGGACCGCTCGGGCATCCCAGCGTATACATGTAAATAATCTATCCTTTAAGTAAAGAATGCCCCTGAATTACAGAACAGTCAGGACAGTTTACGGACCTACCGAAAATAAATTGAAGAAGAGGAACAACACCGTCAGGGAGGTGTTCAACGCGAAAGGTATTCCGCGCAACATGGGGAACAAAGAGATTTTGCGCAGGGTAAAGGTGTATAATAATTTAATGACTACAAAGCCCGAGAGGGGTTTAGAGTTAGGGTCTAGAGAAGGGGTAAGGAAGATCTCAGATTTCGTCACAAACGGGCGAGTGTTTAACCGGCGAAAGCGAAAAGCGCTCGCGGAACTTATGCTTAGATTTGATGATGCTTGGGGGGGTCAGGGTAGGGTTTTAGGGTTTAGGGGGGTGGAAATATTAGCTTTAAAAAATGAGGACGTCATAAGGTACATCAAGTACATGGCAGACTTTTTCGGGGTTGTGGGGTTTCCGAACTATGCATGGGCGCCTCATTACATCGCTAACTTAATTTATAAAGGTCGACGGGGTCCCATACGGGAGGATCCGGGGGCTGTTCGCGTATTGAAGAAGAGGACCGCATTCATAAAAGAATTGCTGAAGGTACAGCTGAACCCTACAACGAATGGCGGTGTCTATATCTCGGATCTTCCTCGAAATGTACGAAACAAGATCTCGCTTACTTATCATTATAGTTATATGGGGGAACGTGATATATGGCGCTATATGCAAAAAGAATTCCCTCTACCGCCTCACCCAAAAAATGCCGCGACCAAGATCCAAGCGGCGGTCCGTGGAATGATTAACCGAACCACAGTAAAGAAAATGAAGACCGTGGCGGGCAAACGAAAAGCGTCTACCAGCATAAAGACCACGAGCCCGAAGAGAACAAAGACGAAGCGATGAACGTCGTCACCCCCCGCGCCGTCGCCAAGCCTTCGTCGGATTACCGCCGACTGAAACGCACGCTCAAGAACAGCACGGCCGGATACGGCTCGGCGCTTTCGGCTTCGTATTTCATCACGCAAGGCGCCGAGCAGGGCGTCTCGGCCATGTTGGGCGCGGTCGCGAGTTACGCGTACGTCTCGCTCCTCAGCGACCGGGTGGATAAGTTCGAGGAGACGGTCCTCCAAAAGGAGTTTTTCGCACCCCTCGGGGCGGCGGCTTTCGAGGTGACGTGGAACAACGCGCCGTTCGGGTTCGATTTCGATTACGGCGCGACCTTCGTAGGTTTCTTGGCGTATAAGTTCGCGCTGACTACGGTCATGTACGAGACCCTGCGCGAGATCATGGTCGACGAAAAAAAATAATACGGTATATTAGAATATGTCGGGCGGAGCCCTGGCGCAGCTTGTGTCTCGTGGTGAGGCAGACAAATTCATCTCGGGTGAACCGAACACCACGTATTTCAACACGAGATTCAAACGGCCAACAAATTTTTCGCTGTTCACGAAACAACTCACCGTCCAGATGGAACCCAAGGGGGGTGGCATGTCTTCCGTCAAGATAAATAAGTACGGCGACCTCCTGTCGTACATGCACCTGGTCACGAAGTTGGCGGGAGAAGTTCAACTCATCGACGACTGGACGCAGGTCATCGATAAGTGTGAGCTCTGGATAGGCGGTAGATTGGTCGACAGCCAAAGTAGCGAATTTTGTGAATCGATCGCCATCGACCTTTTCGCCAACAGCTATTCCAAATCGTTTCAGGCGAGTCTCCACGGTGGTTTAGGTTCCCAATCCTTCTTCTACCCGTTCCGGTTCTTCTTCTGCGAGCTCTGGCAGACGGCTCTTCCTTTGGTCGCGCTTCAGTACCACGACGTGGAGCTTCGCATTTACTGGAACGAGTCCCTCGACACGAATAGGACGTACCACGTCAACGCCGCCTACGTCTTACTCGACGACGAGGAGAGGAAGCACATCGCGTTCAACGAGCACGACATGCTCATCTTTCAGGTACAAGAGAACGTGGCGAGCCAAACGAACGTCCACGAGCTCGTGTTCAACCACCCGGTGAAATTCATCGCGAGCAGTAACGCCAACGCCACGAATAACCTCGTGTCGCGAACCAATCAGGTGAAGTTGCAGATTAACGGCACGGACGTCGAGGACTATAAGACCGGCGTCCCGTATTTCACGGCGATCCCTTCGTACTACCACACGGATTACTCGGGGAGTAACTCCGAGAACTTGTTCCTACATTCGTTCTGCCTCGCCGCCAACAAATACACTCCCACAGGTACGCTTAACTTCTCAAGGGTCGACAGTGTGACTCTGCACTGTACCGCGCCGATCGACCGTAACATCTATGCCGTGAATTACAACGTCTTAAAAATTAAAGACGGCATGGCCTCGGTGCTTTTTGCAGACTAGATTTATTTGTAACATATGAATAAGGGTATGGGTCGTTCTAATTACAGTACGAATGAACTGTTAAACGCCGTCACAAAACGCTCGTATAACAGGTACCAAGCCCAGACAGTAGATTACCAACACCTCGAAGCGGCCACGACTACCACTGGGTTCCGATCCAACAGGCGGGAATATTCCAGCGCCGCCCTCCTAGCCGAAGAGTATTCGCTGAACATTCAGAACCTCGTGGAATCCAACTACGACCCCTTCCTAAAATCGGTCATCCAGACTGATTGGGTCGATCTCCTCATCGACCTCATCGGCGAAAACGCCGGTGACGATTTGGGTCGACAGTTTTCTTTGAGCAGCGACGGGACGAAAGTAGCCGTGGCTTCGACCTCCGACGTGAGGGTGTACGAATTCGATTTCACGACGTTCGATCTCACGACTCCGGAAACGGGCGACACGTACAATTTTGGTTCCATCGCGGAGGTCATCACCGGGATCGACGTCGGATCGGGCGACACGGTGGCCATGTTGACTCGCACGGCCGGCGGCGCGGTTTTCGCGACGCTCCAGAAGTTCGATTCGACCCTGACCCCAGGTGTGAGCCACCCCGATATTTGGTCCGGAACCCAAACGCCGACCGTGTTCTGTTCGTCGGACGTGAAGCGGGTGGCTCTGTTTTTTCCGGGTCAGGGGTTTCGGGTGTACGATTATTTGTCGAACGGGCAACTCTCGACCGGGTACTACGAGATTAGCGACACGAGTACCAGTGGGGTCATGTCGAAAAACGGCCTTCGAGCCGTGACGGCGACGGGAACCTACGACATTCCCGCGACGATGCCCACCCAACCCGTCGCCATCGAACGCCTCACCTCCGTTCCGGTGAGTTTCGATAAGGTATTATCATTGTCACTCGACGGCAACGTCGTGCTCGCCAAAGTGACCGCGGGCATTAAAGTCTACGTTTGGACGGGTGCTTCTTGGAAGGAGCAAGCCTCGTTGCCCAACACTGCATCCTACCAACTCGGAGACATGACCGTCGACACCGCTTACATCGCGATCGCCGGATCGTCCGACGTCAGGGTGTTTCGGTACGCCAACGACGCATACGAAGACTACGGGACGATAACACAAGGAGCCGATAGCCTCTCCATCAACCAAAACGGCGATCGCCTTGTCATTGGCCAACGGGCGAACGGCAGTTCGCTGACGTTCGTTTTGAGCGGAGCTGGGAAGTGGTTACGAAGGACGACGACGCAGGCACCCGGCGAGGGTAAGCCCGGGTGTGCGAAAGTTTCGAATGACGGTAAGACGTTCGTGTCCGCGTCTGATTTGATAATAAACACATTGGGCACATCGCGAGTCACGCAATTTCCGGTTGGGTGGAAACAGAAAGGGAGCAGCATTTCGGTCTCTGCGACGTCCACGTCGTTATCCGATGACGGTAAGTTTTTGGTGGTCGGCCTTCCCGACGAGATGAATTTTGAGGGTACACAAACCGGAAGACTCAGGGTGTATCGCGACGGGGTTCAATACGGGCCTGACCTGACGTACGACAAATCAGTCAACTCGAACACGGAGGTTACTATCACGCCGGACGGAACCAAAATCGCTGCGGGTGAAAACGGAACAGTTCGAGTGTACACGCCGTCCCATGTCACTGTGAAAAACGCCGTCACTGTCAATACAATAACCGTCACGCCTCAAAGTTCCGTGTTCGAGATGAGCGGGGACGGTACTCGGCTGCTCGTGCACCACCAAATCTTCGATGACGGGGTGTCAGTGGGTAGTGTGAGTGCGGGCGATGCGTTCCACCTTTCGAACGATGGAAATTACTTGGCGGTCGAGACGAACAACGTCGCCTCTCTTTATGGCATAGATTCGCAAGGGGTCGTATCGCTCGTCGGTACAAACATTTTGCCGACGGATTCTGCCGATCTCGCGGGCGACTATCGAACCAACACGGCGAACGCCGGTACGAAGATCAACGTCAACGCCGCAAACTCGGAACTTCTGACTCTCGCGTCCTCCTACGGCACGACGACGGAGATAGCAAGCCTGACATACGATACCAGCACGTTTACTACGCAGACGACCGCACCGAGGGCTACCATTACACATAACACTTCCATCGCAGAGGCCTTCAGCACTTCTGCATACGGAATCGTCCTCAGCAGGGACGGTGGAACCTTAGCCGTGTACGACAACACAAAATTCAGCATTTACAGCTCCGCATGGACTTTCGTTCGCACGAAGACGGTCACTTCCGGCCCGTACCTCGTCGTTCTTTCCTACGACGGATCTCGCGTAGCGTATCGCGATGGCGGATACCTCAGGATCGAAAACACCGCGACAGGGGTGTCGCTCGGATCGATAAGTGTTACCTCACTATACACCTACGCGTTCAGGAGCAACACGGCCCTGGCTCTTCTGCAGGGAACCAATGACATAGAGTTGTATGATTACGATGGAACTAGCTGGAGTCCGGGCGAAACACTGACGTACTCCGGAACAAATGCATCGAGTCGCCTGGTTTTCTCCGGTGACGGTGACAGATTAGCCGCTGGTGATACTTATAACCGCTCAGTGACGTTTTTTGACTACGACCCTACCCTCGCTCCTCCGGCCTTTACGTTCGTGCAGGATGGAAGTGCTCATTCGGCGTCCGTTCTTGCGCTTTCTGGCAGTGGCGACGTCAAAGTCATCGGAACGTCCACAGACGTGGAAATCATCGAAGCTTCCGGAACTACGACTTTCACGGGGGCGGCGACCTCCGTGGACGTGTCGAGCGATGGCACCCGTGTGGTCGTAGGAACGTCGACTAAGATGTACGTGATCGAAAAGTCGGGAGGGGTGTGGGCGCAGCTCGGTTCCGACATCGCCGGTAACGCACCCGAAGTTGCGATATCTCCCGACGGTTCAAAAATCTTTTCGAACGACGGGGCTCTTCTGAAATCATACGAACTCGTTTCTGGAAGCTGGACGACGTACCTACCCAATGTTACCACCAGTTACGTGTCCAAAATTTCAACTTCAACGAACGGCAACATCGTAGCAGTCAGACCGGACGTTTACAGTAGGCAAACCATCACTACGAACGCTGGGTACTCGTTTTTCCTATCCACGTCGTACTCCTCCACCACGAGTGAGGCCGTATCTGGTAACGGGAACGTTCGGGCGATCGCGAATAAAAATGCGAACAGTAGTACCGGTGAAGTTGTGATATACGAAAAAGTCAACGGGGCGTGGTCGACGACCGCATCCGCCACGTTCACGGGTGCAAGCGCCACCGAGGAGTTTGGCCGCGACGTGAAAGTCAGTAAAGATGGGACCCGCGTCGTTATAGGGTCAGGAACCAAGATGGTCGTGGTTGAAAAGTCGGGTGGGGTGTGGGCGCAGTTGGGGTCCGACATTTCAGGGTCGAGTACGTATGTTGGAATTTCTCGGGACGGATCGAAGGTGTTCAATTACAATGGTTCCAGTCTGAAATCGTACGAACTCGTTTCCGGGAGTTGGACGCAATATTTACCTGATCTGACGTCTGTAAGTAACATTTTGTCGGTGCAAGCTTCGAACGATGGGGATATCGTGGCTCTCTCGAAGGCCGGTTCGAATCAGGTCTACAGTAAACAGAACGTCACCACCTCGGCTGCTTACTCGATCTCAGAGGCCGCATCGCTCTCTGAGCCGAACGGGTCAAGAATTTCTGAGAACGGGTTAGTCCTTGTGACGTATGATAACAAAATTTTCGAAAAAGATTCCAATGGCAACTGGCCTTCCAGCGCGTCTGCCACGTTCACGGGATCCTCGTTAGCAGTTGGCGTCTCGGACGACGGTACCAGGGTGGCTATGCAATCGGCTAGTACGATTACGGTCGTAGAGAAACAATCGACTGCAACTACCACGTATACGGTGACGGTCGCATCTGTCGGCGGTGGGGATAGATACCACATCAATGGCGTCGACAGGCCGCAACTCACGTTTATCCGCGGAAACACCTACGTGTTCGATCTTTCAGATTCGTCAAACATCAATCACCCTCTCGGCTTAGCCGGGGCCTTAGGGTCAGCGTTATCCGGGGTCGTCAACAACTACAGCACAAATCCACCTGGATCCGCGGGGTCACAGGTGACATGGACGGTTTCCGCCAACGCGCAGTCACCCATTGTTTACTCTTGTGAGACGCATGGAACCGGCATGGGATACGGGAATAATACGGTGTCCGACATTTGGGCTCAGATCGGGTCCGACATAACGGGTTCCTTTATTGCCGTGACCGGGAGTTGCATGACCGGCGACGGCACGAAGGTTTTTGGATCTTCGGCAGCGACTGACTTTACCCAGATTGGATCCGACATCGACGGCGAGGCCGCAGGCGACTCGTCCGGGACCTCGGTATCAATGTCCTCGGACGGCACGCGCGTGGCGATCGGCGCTAACGGAAATGACGACATAGGCCACAACGCCGGTCACGTGCGGGTGTACGAGGAGAGCGGGGGGGCGTGGACCCAGGTGGGCGCTGACATCGACGCCGAGGCCGCAGGCGACTCGTCCGGGACCTCGGTATCAATGTCGTCAGACGGCACGCGCGTGGCGATTGGCGCTCACGGTAACAGCTCCTGGGCCGGCCACGTGCGCGTGTACGAGGAGAGCGGTGGGACGTGGACCCAGGTGGGCTCAGACATCGACGGCGAGGCTTCATGGGACGAATCCGGGAAGTCGGTGTCTATATCATCGGATGGGACGCGCGTGGCGATCGGCGCTTGGCTAAACGATTCAAGAAACTACGGGCACGTGCGGGTGTATTCCGAGAGTGGCGGGGTGTGGACCCAGGTGGGGTCCGACATCGACGGTGAGGCTGAACAGGATCTGTCCGGGACCTCGGTATCGATTTCCCCTGACGGCACGCGCGTGGCGATCGGCGCAATTTGGAACGATGGCGCCGGCGCCAGCGCCGGTCACGTGCGGGTATATTCCGAGAGCGGGGGGACGTGGACCCAGGTGGGTGCTGACATCGACGGCGAGGCCGCAGGCGACAACTTCGGAATTTCGGTATCGATGTCCTCGGACGGCACGCGCGTGGCGATCGGCGCTCGCTACAACGGCACCAGCGTCGGTCACGTTCGCGTGTACGCGGAGAGCGGCGGGACGTGGACCCAGGTGGGCACCGACATCGACGGCGAGGCTACAAGCGACAACTTCGGAATTTCGGTATCGATCTCTTCGGACGGCACGCGCGTGGCGATCGGTGGTTGGGCAAACGACGGCAACGGCTCCAACTCCGGCCACGTGCGGGTGTACGAGGAAAGCGGCGGGGCCTGGACCCAGTTGGGCTCCGACATCGACGGCGAGGCTGCGAACGACCAGTCCGGTGCGTCGGTGTCGATCTCTTCGGACGGCACGCGCGTGGCGATTGGCGCTGCCTATAACGACGGCACGAGCGGCTCAACATCAGATAACCGCGGCCACGTGCGCGTGTACTCCGAGCCTTCTCCTCCTGCAACATCGTCCTGGGAATACAGTGGTAGTAGTTGGTCGCAGTACCGTCCCGACGTTACGGGTACCCTGAACGTCGCGAGACTGTCACACTCGACGAATGGAGAAATTCTCGGATTGGAGGATGCGGACAAAGTTGTAATTTACGCGACGACCAGTTCCGGATCTTCCTATAACAAAAGGCACGCCGATGCCAGCTACCTCACGTCGTACCACTCTCTGTCAGACGACGGGGCACAACTCATTTCTCGAGGGTACGATGGTTCGAAATCGTGGAACGGCACAAACTACGTCTACGACGGCGCGGGTGCCACACAAACCATTTGGGGTACGTCAACCAATCATTTCATCGAAGTTTCTGGAAACGGGAACCTCGTATTTCACGTGGATTTAAGCGCGAACTCCCTGAAACTCTACAGCAAGTCGATTTCGAATGGGGACGTCAGTTGGACACTTCAAACGAACTTGGCCTTCACCTATTCTCCGGTGTTAGCATCGGGTTTAGCGAGCGATGCTATTGTAGTTACGGGGTCGGGGTCGGCCGGTGCCAAGATTTATGACGTGACATATACTCCGGGGAGTACCACGGCTCAGTACGCGACGCGCGGCTCATCATTTTCTGGCTACCAAATCGGCATGAGCGACGATGGGTCCAAAATCGTGAGTATTAGTTATCAAAAAACCTCAACTGCGTGGAACGGCACTGATTATGCCTACGATGGCTCGAACACCGCAACCCAAGGTGCGCCCTGGTTGTATTGGTCAGGGGGTAACATGTCCACGTGGTTACCCAACGAGACGAATCGACGAGTGTACCTCTCCGGCGATGGGAACAGAGCGCTCCTCGTTGTCAGCCACGCGTTTCCAAATATGTTTAACGATATTTACGTGCAGATGTTCTACCGTATCACGAACAGCGCCGACTGGTCTTCTACCGATGTGAATTATCTGACGTACAACGGAACCTGGGGCGACCCGTCAATTGATACGGACGGTGACTTTTTTGGGATTACGGCGGGTCGCTTTTATGATATCTTGTACGACCCGGGAACAACTTCGGACCAATACGCCACCCGAGGCACCGGTCTGGGTTTCGCAAGTAATCATGCTCTGTCCGAAGACGGTAACTATGTGGTGTACACGCACGTCAGTCCCGGTGCGAAGGCGTGGAATGGCACGTCCTGGGCCTATAACGGACCGACTTCCACTTCCGCCGGGTGGAGCTCGAATCATACTCTTCTCGCACTTTCGGGCGATGCAACCAAAGCCGTCGCCTTCAAATCGACCACGAACGAGGTCATCTTTTACACGAAGGACGCGCAACATGAGTGGTCGCAAACCGGGACTTTGGCACAGAGCGGCGTCACGGCGCTGTCCATCGACACCGACGGCAGTATCGTCGGGGTTGCCGCGAACGGTCAGACGAAGTTTTACACCTTCGGAAGCACCCAATCGCCGATCGGGTGGGGTTCACATTCGTCCATCTCTGGCTCAAGTGCTCCCGGTTTCGCCCAAGCCTTCGACATTTCGAACGACGGAGATACGATCGTCATCGGCGTGGCCGGCGATGGGACCGGTACGTACAGGGGCGAGGTTCGAGTCTACGACTACGCGTCGAGTTGGACCACCCGCGCGGCGATAACACCGCCGAGCGAAACGGTAGCGGTAGGTGACGCTGGGTACAGAAACCTGGGGAAGAGCGTTTCAATATCGGACGACGGGGTCAGGATCGCTTACTTGGGCGATCAGGGAGACTATGTCGACGGCGGGCAGACTACAAATACGCATTCGATAGTCGTGACACAACCATACCAAAACATGGTCAACACGAACCCATACAACGGTGGATACTGGGGCACCCCCGACCTGCATCTTTATAGCTCTTATATTCGATTGACGACGGGTTACTCTGCTAACAGTGGAATCTGGTTTCCCGTAACTTTCGGGGCGGAGTGGTCAGTCACTTTTGAGTGGGATTGCGTATCTGCTACAGATCAAGACATGCGCTTCATCTTTTACGCCCCGAATCAACCGAGTTCTTACGCGGGATCGCAACACGGTGGCTACTACATCGAACATGAATTTGCAGGTTCAGACTCGCATTATATAGTTACTCCCACGGGTTCATCCCTGTCGTCGAGGTTTAACCTAAATCCGTATAACAGCTCGGGTGTGTATACAACAGTGACCATAACTTATGATAATGGGTATATCACCGCAAGCGTCAACGGTTCAGTTTCACATTCATACACATTCACGGGTTCGCACCTGAGCGCGCAACAGGCCCTGTGGCAGACGAATACATATATAGCGATAACCAGTAGAGCCATAACCAGCGTGAATAACACTCAGTACATCAAAAATATAAACGCCTCGTGGACAACCATAACCCAACATCCGCCAGTCTTCAACTCCACGAATCGAAGCGAAGCTTCTACTCGAGACTGGGACGGTTCGGCCTGGGTCAACCCGGCATACGCCAACGATGAAACCACGCAGATCGAGATCGTTCCTGCGTCGGATAATAACGAACTGGATGTCATCTCCATGAGTTACGACGGAAGTCGATTCGGTGTTGGACCGACAGCCATGGTCAAACATTTGGAGAAAGTCGTCACCACAAATGGCCCCTTCACCCGTGGATGGACGGCGCGAGGAAGCATCGTGAGTTTCGATACCACCGATTCGATCGCGGCGACGACCAGTCGGACCATGAGAACATCGACGGACGGAAACACCGTGGCGTTTGGGTACCTCAATTCGGGTGGCGTGAAGATTAGGGTCTACGGCTTCGCGTCGGGATCCTGGTCCCAGCTCGGTTCCGAGATTTCGACGACGGGAACGACGATCTCCATGGACATGTCCAACGATGGAACGAGAGTGGCGGTCCTCTCCGACGCCACGGCGCGCGTCTTCGTCTACGACTACGGCGCGTGGTCCCAGCTCGGGTCCTCGATCGCCACCCGACCGGGTATCGTCAAAATAAGTGGGAACGGGAATTACTTGGCGATCGGCACCAACTCACCGAGCGATGCGTACCAATTCAACACCCTGCGGGTGTACGAGAAACTCGCGGATTGGGAGCTCATATCGCCGACAATGACACTGGCGAAGACGCCCTCAAACTTCTTTGGAGTCGGTTTCGGTTTACGAGACGACGGTTCGCAACTGGTTCATTACACGGACTCGGGGGTGAATTTTTCCACATTCAACACGGCGACGGTGCAGACCTTCTCGAAGCACGGCACGGACATCACCGGAAACGGGGTGGGTTCGAATTTAGCTTTCGATAACAACGGGAATACCCTGGTGACCAGTTCGTTCACGGACGACATCGTTCGCGTCTACGATTCTAATCATAACTCCGTGGCGAATTTCACCGCGCTCTCGTCGTACGTAAAAACCCCGAGCGGTGATCAGCTCATCGCATCGAAGCCGTTCTCCATCACCAAGGACGGGAACAAAATAGTCACGGTCGCCGCGACCGGTCAGGTTGTGGTCTATAAAAAACAGGGAGGTACGTGGTCACAAGATGGTAACGCCGTGACCGTCACGGGGGATCGCGTGAGCTCCGTCGACATCGCCAACGACGGTCAGCGCATCATCGCCGGTACCGTCACGGAAACTTCTTTCTCGAACACCACGGGAAAGGCCCAGGCCTTCGATCTTGCGAACGGGGCGTGGTCTCAGGTCGGCACTGATATTTTGCCGCTCACCGGTACGGAGCACAGGTTCGCGAACGTCGTCGCCATCTCGGATACGGGGTATGCGACTGTCTCGGGACAGAGTGCCTACAACGGCGGTCAACCGTTGGGAATTTTTCAGACGTACAAACTGACAACGGAACTCCAGGATCTCACGTTCAAGGCGCCGACGATTTCGTTGGTGGGGAATTCCTACATCAAACTCGCCGCCGGGTCTGAATACACGGAACTCGGAGCGGTCGTCGATACCGAGGCTTCTGTCGTCCCCGAGATAAAGATATCCGGAAGCGTTCAATCCCGTACGCCTGGAACGTACAGAATTCGGTACGAGTGTGAAGATCTGCTTCGCAAGAAAGCTAGCCCTATTTTCAGGGAAGTGGAAGTCGTCCAGGAACTTCCTTCGTTTCGCCTGAAAGGTGAGAGTTTGATTTATCACGCGAAGGATGTGGCGTATACGGACGCGGGTGTTGAGTTCACGGGGTACGCGAGCGGCTCCGATTTCGTGGGGTACTACAGTGCACCCAATTCTCTCGACGCCAGTCCACTGGTTTCCGGGGGTTTCACGCCTAATGCGGAAGGCGATTGGACCGTGTATTGGACGGATCAAATAATAGATCGACACTTCAGAACCGCCCCGAAGCAAGAACGCACGATACGCGTGCGCGAGAGGCCTGCGGTCTCCCTGGTGGGCGATTCCGTTATTTACCACCCCTCGTCTGATGTCTTCACGGACCCGGGCTCGACCGTCACACAATCCGGTGGTTTTCAGGGGTCCATCACCGTGACAGGCCTGCGAAATTTGAGTCGAGTGGGTGTGTTCACGGGCACGTACATCGCCGTGGACAAGTTCGGGATCGAATCCGTTCCCGTCACGAGAACCGTGGACGTCAGGGAAAAACCCTCGATCACATCGACGCAGACCTCCTTTTACAACATACTCGACGATCCCATATCCGTGCCAACGCCCACGGTGAGTCCGTCCAACCTCGCGTCCCTACTACAATCGTCCAATGACATCAACATAAACGCGAAAGGGCAATACACCATAACACACACCCTGACGGACAGTGTCGGTATATCCGCGCGACCATTCGCGCAGCAGTTTTTCGTGGGCTCGCACGGGACTTTGACATTCAGCGACGCGGGGACTGTATCCGCGATCTCCAAAAACGGCGGTGACCTGGCCGTATTCGACACGACGCTGAAGACGTACAGAGTCCAGGATTTCGAGCAATACGGAGACGTGACCACACCGGCGTCGCCCACCTCCATCAAGTTCACACCCGACGGGCAATACATGGTCGTCGGGATGTCGTCGCACCTGACGATCGGCCTCGTCCGCGTGTACAGGAAAAACGCCGTTTTCGCGGGTGGATGGGAACAGGTGGGATTCGATCTGTTCGGGACGGACTATCTCGGCAAGTTCGGCGAGTCCGTGGACATCAACTCCGACGCGACGAGAATCGTGGTCGGTGCACCCGAGGCGGGTACGGCGATATCAAAATCGGGGTCGGTCAAAATTTACGATTGGACCGGGTTTTTCTGGCAACAATCGTCCTTCGTCATCGAGGGGACGATCCCCAGTCAGTTCTTGGGCTTTTCGGTCTCCCTGGATAACGAGGGGGTGACCCTCGCGATGGGGTCACCCGGTCACACCAAGACCATTGTATCGGGTACGACTGTTACTACAACTAACGTCGGTAAGGCGTCCGTGTACAGGCTGGTCGGATCCGACTGGCAACTCTCGGGATCTGAAATCGAAGACGGGACGGAGGAAAAACGGAACGGCACGTCGGTTTCGTTGTCTCGCGACGGAAAGACCTTAGTGGTCGGTTCCGTGCTCGGCGGCGGTGTCCGGGTGTACACGCTCAGCGTCGACTGGACGGGAACACATATTCCCGGAAGTTTCGGAGAGTCGGTGTCGCTGTCGTCTGATGGAAGGACGTTCGTGGCAGGGTCGAAGGACGAACACAAGGGTCGTGTCTATAAGTACGCGCTAGGCTTGGGCGGCTGGTCCCGGAGCACGGATACGTTCGACACGGTCGTCGCGGGGGAAGGAAGCACGACCATGCTTGGAAAGAGTGTCAGCCTCGACGGTTCGGGTGAACTACTATGTGTCTCGTCGAACACGGACGGGCGCATTTACCTGGTTTAAAAATATTCAGTACTAGTAGTAATACAGGATGTCTGGAGCACTCGCCCAATTGATTTCGCGAGGGCAACAGGACCGACACATCACCGGCAACCCGGAGACGACGTACTTTCACACGCGTTTCAAGCGTCACAGCAATTTCAGTGCGTTCACGCATCCACAGACCCTGCAACAAACCCCCGCCGCGGGGAAGTTTAGCACTGTGCGTATCCAGAAGATGGGCGACCTGCTCAGCTACGTCACGATCGTCGCCGACGATCCCACCAATGGGGCGCAGCTCATCACGGATTGGAGGACGATAATCGACCACGTGGACCTCTACATAGGCGGACAACTTATCGATTCCCAGGATTCGGAATTCAGCGAAGGCATAGCCATCGACCTGTTCGCGAACAGCTATTCGAAGACTTACCCGGCGTCCCTGCACGGCGGTGTGGGATCCCAGTCGTATTTTTACCCGCTGAGGTTCTTTTTCGAAAACTGGCAAACGAGTCTACCGCTGGTGGCGCTCAATTTTCACGACGTCGAGCTCAGAATTTACTGGCAGGATACCCTACCCAACTACACCTACATCGTGGACGCTTGTTTCGTGATGCTCGACGAGGACGAGAGAAACTTCTTCGCGTCCACGCGTCACGACCTCCTCATTTATCAGGTCCAGAAAAATCAGCCGAGCAAAGAAAAGACGATGGACTGTGCGTTCTCGCACCCGGTGAAGTATCTAGCGTCAAGTAACGTCACGGCCGATAACGTGAACAACACCCTCGTCTCGAGCGTCAACAAGGTGAAATTACAAATCAACGGCGTCGACCTGGTAGATTGGAAAAGATCCGTGCCGTATTTCACGTCGATCCCGTGTTATTATCATTCCGAGTTCTCGGCGAGTAACACCGAGCAGATGTTTTTCTATCCGTTTTGCCTAAGCGCCGGAAAGCATACACCAACGGGTACGTTAAATTGTAGCAGGATAGATTCGCTCAAAATTCAGTGCACGGAAAACATCAACACGCCAGTCTATGCCGTCTCGTACAACATTCTACGTATAGACAAGGGCATGGCTGGAACACTCTATGCCGATTAATTTTGTATATATCATATTAAGATGAGTAGCACCAAGGGCAAGTCCAACGCTCCGTGGAACGAGTGTATCGGACAGATGAAGGGCCAACAGGGTGTTTCTCGAAGGAATGCGCAAGCGGATTTTTTAAGACTAAACGATTTTCTGGGTGCCAAGTTCAAGGGGACGAACTACAAGATTGGAACCTCAACCGCCTTCCAGGTGGGCAACAGGTACGGCATCAACCCAGATCTTCTCAAGGGTGTTAAAAAAATCCCGTCGCAATACATCATCGCCTCGAGCGGACAGGTCCTCGACGGAGAGAACACGGGAGACATTTTCGGGTGGTCGACGGACCTTTCCGAAGACGGTCTCACGTTAGCGGTCGGCTCGATCTTGAACGACAACGTGAACGGTACCAACTCGGGTAGCGTTCGTGTGTACGCGCGATCGGGCCCCGAGGAAGCTTGGGTCCAGAAGGGAGTGGATATAGACGGCGAGGCTGCTCAGGATTATTCGGGTTGGGCCGTCACACTCTCCGCGGACGGCGATCGCCTCGTCGTCGGCGCCGTCTTCAACGACGACGGTGGCAACATTAACACCGGCCACGTACGCATCTACGACTGGAACGCGGGTACTTCGCAGTGGGTCTCCGTCGCGGAGTTTAACGGCGGCGTCGCGGGTGACTTTTTCGGGTATTCCGTGTCGCTGTCCAGGGACAAGACCCGCCTCGCCGTCGGCGCTCCGTACGGACTCGACGAAAGGGGTTACGTGAGCGTCTATGACTATAACGGCACCGCATGGCAGCTCAACACGACCATCAACGGCGTCTTGCCCAAGAGTCAGTTCGGGAAGCGAGTAGCACTGAACGACGACGGTTCCCGTCTCGTCGTTTCGGCGCCGCATGCGCTCGGTGACACCGGCGTCGTATACTTTTACGACGGGTCAGCTAATTTACTAGCCGAGAAGACCGGGCCGGGTCTCGGTGTAAAGTTTGGACATGCCCTCGATTTTAGGGGTCACACTTTGGCGGTAGCCGATCTCACGAGCGCGCCCCTGAAAATATTCGACATGTCTTCGGATACGTTTATCACCCAGACCGCACCCACGGGTATTTTCCGATCCACCGAGGCGAAGGTGAAACTGTCACAGGACGGAAACGTGTTACTGTTCAGTATGCCAGCGATAGACACGGAAGACAACGTGATAAACTCCACTGCAGTACAGGAGTTAAATAAGTTGGGCCTGGTTAAGATATTCGCTCGCGACGGCGACGCGTGGAAACAACGCGGGTGGAATATGAAATCGTACGCATCGAACAACGACGAATTCGGCAAATCCATAAACGTCTCGGGAGACGGCCTTGTCGTTTGCATCTCCGCACCTCGTAAAGATACTTTTAGCACGGATCGAGGTTGCGTGACTGCTTACACGGTGCGACCGATATCGTATTACGTGAAACCTACGATCACCCTGCTCGGTCTAAACCCTCAGCCCATGGAGGCAAACACCAGCTACGTCGAGGCGGGTGCGGTCACCGACACGGGGGCGACCGTGACCATCGTGGGCGACATCGAGGATAACAGCGTCGAGGGTCGGGAATATACGGTGCGATACACAGCCGCCAGCGCTTTCGAAATCACGACTGTGGAGAGGACCATCGTCATCACCAAAGACCCGACAGTCCCGGCGCTGACTCTCAACGGTGACTCCTTGATGGAGGTTCCCATCGGAGGTGTCTTTAATGACCCCGGCGCATCTTCCAACATACCCGCGTCGATCATCACTGATACTTCCGGGGTCGATTTCCAGAGAGTCGGTGCGTACGAGATCAAATACACGGCGGTTTCGACATATGGGATTTCGTCCGCGATGCCGCTTACAAGGCGCATTGTCGTCGTCTACGACTTCGAACTCGAAACCGTTGACTTGGTAGGTAGGACGGCGTGTCTGTCGAAAGATGGATTCATCGCGGGCGCGGCTGATTTCGTCCAGAACACGGTGAAATTGTACGAATGGAACCCGATCACACCGGTGTCGTGGAAACAGATCGGTCAGACGATCAGGAACCTAGCCATCAATACGGGGCAATTCGGGGCAACTCTGGACCTGTCGATCGATGGGTTTACGGTCGCCGTCGGAGCCCCCGGCCTGTCTGGACTGGTGCGAGTGTATCGATACGACTTTCTCGTGAATGTCTGGGAACAAAAGGGTGGCGACATAACAGGCGTGGACGACGGGGACAAAATTGGAGACTTCCTGCGCATCAGCGGTGATGGTGATGTCGTCTCCACTGGCAGTGCTACTCCCACGAGTACCAAAAATCCATACGTTTTCTCTTACCGTTACTCTGCCACGACCGATTCGTGGACGAAGTTTCACGAGTACGTGGAACCGCTTAAACTTCCATCGAACGTCGCCTCAAAACCGTTTTCCGGATCGTTGAATTCGACTGGATCCAGGTTGTTGCTCGGCGCGCCGGTGAACAACTATACTACGGGTGCGATCTTCCTGTTCGATTTGAACACCGATCAAAAACTCGTGAGTATATTCGGCGATGCAGTCGGCGCATACCTCGGTCAGTCAGTGAAGTTGACGCAGACCGGAGATACCTTCGTGTACGGGGACGTCTCCGCGGCGTGCGTGAAAGTCTACACCAACAACGCCGCTACAGGATTTTGGGGTCAGATGGGCGAATCCATCACCGAGTCGTATTCGTCCGGCGGCGAGTTCGGTAAGCACGTCGACATTTCGAGTGACGGTACGGTCGTCACGTTTTCCGATCCTTCCACGGCGTCCGGTCAGGGGAAGATATGCCAATATGCTTGGGTTGCGTTGAATTCGACGTGGAGAGTGAACATGGTGCAGGTAAAGGACAACATCACCGGATCTTTCTTCGGTCGTAAATTTTACGTCACTGAGGACGCCTCAAAAATTCTGACGGAGAGTAGCGTCTCGTTTCAGTACTATCGATGGAAAGTCGCGAGGCCTCAGTTTTCGATTAACGGAACTCGCATTCTCCGCTTATCCGTCGACCAGGAGTATGATAACACTGGCTACGTCTCGACCCCGGCGGGCGTCACCGTCACGGTCTCGGGGGTGGTGAATTCAAGCGTCACGAAAGATTACGTCGTCAAGTACACGATGACCAACGATCTAAATATCTCCGAGGTTGCGTATCAAATCGTAAGCGTTTCGGGCGGTTTACTCCAATTAGGTCTCGACGTTACGAATTTCGATGCATCCAGCACGCCTGTAAATTTTGGACGGTCCGCGAGCATGTCTAGCGACGGTGCACTGATCGCCGTGGGTGCGCCGGGATTCGACGGAGACACCGGTATGGTGAAAATTTATCAGTTCAATTCGGCGACAGTCCATTGGGACTTACAGGCCACCGTCCTCGGTCCATCGACAGGGTCTTCTTTCGGATACTCAGTATGTTTGAGTAAGAATGGCGCGAGACTGGCTATCGGAGCACCCGGCACTGCGAACGGCCTCGTGCGCGTCTACGCGTCCAGTGGTGGCACGTGGAATCAACTAGGAAGCGACTTGACGGGTACGACCGGTGGAAAGTTCGGGTTTTCTGTCGCACTCAATCTCGAGGGTTCTCATCTTACGGTAGGCGAGCCGCGAAGAGCGTTCGACGTGAACACTGGGGCGGGTGCTGTGAGGACATTTGAGTACGTCACGCAGTGGACGGAAGTTTCCAGCATGGTAAACAATCAACTCGAACACGAGCTGGGGCACGGCGTCGCCATCACGTCGACGACCAACGTGTTCTTGGCTGGAGCTCCGATGGCCGGGCCGGGGTACGTCAAGCTGTCCTCGTACGGCGGTGGTAACATCCCCATTTTCGCTCCCACGATGGTCTTCGGTGAGAAGTTCGGTTGGAGCGTCAGTATTTCGGATGACGGTCACACGTTCGCCGTCGGAGCTCCGTATTATAACAACAAGACGGGGCGCGTCCTCGTGTTTGACGCGACGACGTCGCCGCCGTCTCCGAAGGGAAGTCCGATTCTCGGTGAAACACCGCTCTTGGAATTTGGTTTCTCCGTGCACGTATCGGGCAACGGTCAAAAGTTGATGGTGTACGCAGGGAACGGTCGCGTGTCTACCTTTCAATTTACCAACTCGCAGTGGACCACCAACACCGAAGAGATCATCACTTCATCGGAGACCAACGCGCAGTTCGGATACGCCCTGGCTAGCTCGGGCGACGGCAGGCGAATGCTGATATCAACTCCACTGCAGGATTTGGTTCAGGTGTACTCGACGGAGACAACTAAGATCACGAACTTGGATTTCGTCGGGGCGACCTTAACTCTTAACGGTCCAGCGATCTTTACCGTCGGTCAAGGTGGTGTGTTCACTGACCCGGGTGTGCGTAGAGACGACGGATTTTCCGAGTTCATCACCACCGGTGCGGTCGACGTCAACACTCCCGGCACGTACAATTTGACATACAGCGCGGTGGACGATTCCGGAAATCCATCCGAAAACACACTCAACCGGGCAGTCACGGTGGTTGACACGTCCCAATCCAATAATTTACTCGCGACGGCCGCGGTCAACTCCTCGCATAACAATAATAACGCATGCGTGCAGGTGTCAAGCGACGGTACGCGATTTGCGGTTGCGTCGGGTGCGCCTGCAACGACGCACGTAAGCAATCAATACACTGCCACCCACGGCGCACCCACCCCTACCCCTGTACACGGGAGCGTCGTAGTGTATGAAATAAACGAGTCCTCATCCCCGATCACGTTCGCGCAGGTCGATCAAATTACGGATAACAAGTCACACTTTGCCACTGCGATTCAAATGAATCAAGATGGGACCAGAATAGCGGCGATGCACACACTGGATTCCTATTCCTTAGAGATCTCCGTCTACGAGGTAGGAAACGCTGCACATACCCCATTTAGCGCCCCGTTTACGGGACTCCATGGTTCTTATTCATTCGGCCTTCCCACCCACAGTTCTATCGCGCCGATAACGGGTAACGCCGTAAACTTATTCGGGCGCAGTGGAGACCGTCAGTCGTACAGGTACAAAAACCTGGCGACGTCGAGTGATGGGACGGTGGTCGCGATAGGAAAGCCGGCCAGTGATGGGACAGACCGTGTAAGCGTGTACAGAAACCCTGGCACCGTGGCCGTCGGGGCGTTGGCTCGACAAGGGAGTGCCATTTCTCCGACCGGTCTCACCTCGACGCACTCCGATATTTCTTCGGCGGGTGAAAGGATAGTTTTTTGTGCGGATGAAACCACTTTCATCTATGCCGCGCCATCTAACAACGCGCTTCCCTGGGTGAAAGAAGCCGAGTTCACGGCCACCGACAATGTGAACGCGGTGTCGGATGACGGCTCGGTGGTCGCATTCTCAGCGAAACCAGGGGGCATCGACTTCCTCCCTATTATTTTAGTGGGTGGCGACAGAGTTTCGATCTCGCGCGATGGGCAGCCGTGGTCGGATCCGGGGTACACCTATGCTGGCACGGACAGTGTGACGGTCACTGGAACCGTGGACACCAATGTGTCGGGTGACTACATCATACAGTACCAGACGAGCACCAACACCCAAATCAGGATCGTGAGCGTTGGAAAAATCTCCGAGGGGACGTTCAACGGTTCTCATTCGGCAACGAACGTCCCATACGGACCCGTGTTTGCGGGATGGACGGGGACTTGGAGGCATTATGACTTTAATCTTTTCACCGTTCCCGCGGGATTAGGCTTGTTATCGAACGACGATTTCGAGATGTCGATAATCCTCAACGGAAATATTCGAATGCCGGGTAACTGGCAGTATCAGACGATACAGATCTTCACGGACGGTGGATTCTCCTCGAGCATAAATTTCACATCCAACGGTTCGGAAGATTCCGTGTCATATTCCTCTTGGAATGGATCTATTTACTATGATCACACGAAAACGACGACAACGGCTGGAGGATCCTTATCGTCGGGTGATGTTGTAAAAGGTCGTCTATCCCTGTATAACACATTCTACAGTGATTTCAGCGTGGACGTCACGGTTAGTTTCCAGTCTAGTGCTACTGCTGTCAGGGTACCGAGCATCACGCTCACTGGTTTCTCCGAGAACTCCATCTTAACCGGTGAAGATTTCGTCGACCCCGGCTTCACATCGGACGACCCCGGCGATGCTCTATCGACGTACATCTCTCCCACGTTTCCGCAATCGTCTTCGTGTAGAAAAGCCATAGTGTACCGCGCCGTCAGTTCCCAAGGAATTGTAGGTTACGCCGTTCGATACGTCGAAGTTGGAGAGCGTACTTTTGTAGCGTTGTACCAATTGTCTAACGCCGCTTGGTCACAATTCGCGAATGATATCGCTTTTCCGAACGCTCTAGATCTGCATGACACCAACATCGCTCTTTCGGAGTCGGGTAACAGGGTCGCTATAAGCAAATATGTGCTCGGTCAGGGTTCGATTTTCACGTACGAGTACAGTGATCTTACGTATCCACCCACCTGGGTGCAGTACGGTTCGGCGATAGAGATTACGAAAACTAATCGAAAACCAGGGTTCAGTTTGGCACTATCAGGAGACGGCAACCGCCTCGTCATTGGAAGCCCCGGTGACGCGAATAACGCGGGTGAAGCTTACGTGTATGACTACGGAGCCAGTGGGTGGGTAAAAAAGAATCAAGATTTATGGTCCCTGACGACATCGAACTTCACTTCCCTTGCCGTGACCGGGTATTCCATGGATCTGTATGGACATGCCGTGGACATATCCAAAGACGGTACACACGTCGCCGTCGGCTCGCCCCTGAATGTCACCGGTCAAGGTCACGTGTCTGTCTACACCCTTTCAGGCGAAAACTTCATCCTAAAGGGAAATGCGATCATTTCGAGCACCGAACCGGAATTCGGTCGATACGTTTCCATCACGGACACGGGGCTCGATTTCGTGACCAATGCCGGTGCGTCCGCGAGCAGTGCGGGCCGTGTCGTGCAATATAGGTATGCAGGCAACTTGTGGTACCAATTCGTCAACCAAACATTTACCGTTCCAGTCGCGAACGCGGCTATAAGCGAAAGCGGAAACAAGATTCTGTCGGTAACAGACGTCGTCGAGGTATATGTCGTAACGGAATCGCAAGTTCCGGGTGGACAGTGGGAGCAGCTCGGAATCGATATCGACCTCGCTTCCATCACGGCGCCCGGCGTCGATACGAACCCTTCTCCCTCTTCCGGGTCGCGTTATTCACCCGGCATATTCAAACCCACCGGAAACACCAACATCACGGGGTACGCAGTCGATCTCTCACACGACGGCATGGTCTTAGCGATCGGTCTTCCTTTCCTCGAGATTGGCGGTGGAGATCCGTTCGTCGTAAACTCGCGAGGAGCCGTCGCCGTGTTCAATTACGACGGCATCGTCTGGAACCAGGTTGGGGGAACGATCGTCCCGAAATACGTCTACGACAATGCGTTGACAAGTAAATACGACGGCGCCACCAGCGTGACGGTTCTCAACGAAATCGCCGAAGCGAATACCTTCAGCGGTGCTGAGGTATCCATCAGCGGTGACGGACAGTACATTTGCGTCGGGTCTCCGGGGTACCTTTCGAATCCGATCGACATACAGCCCATGGATTCTCTCCCGAACGAGGGCGGAATGACCTTCTGGACACTGTACAGGAGGAACGAGAGCTGGGCGCCGACCAATGATCTGTACAACGTGGGTTGGGAGCCCGTGGTCAGGCGAGACAGTGAACTCTCGGCAAGTCTCTCAGGGTACAATCCGCAGAGCGGCAGCGTGAATGAAAAGAAGCGCGAACTTTTAGGTCTTGGTCTTAAGGTCTCGAGCGACGGATCGTTCGTCGTTTTCGACACGAGGACGGATGGAGTTAAGATCCTCACCGAGAGTTCGGGTGCGTGGTCCGTGCACGGGCTTCTCGACGACGGAGTTCCTCCGAAGCCAGTACCTGCGACGACGGACTTCCTCGTAGCCAGGAATATGCTGAACCCGCCCGCGGTCAACACGACGTACACGCAACAGCCGAGTGCGGCGGTCGGCTTCGGTAACTTTCCGGCGAAATATTGGCCCGTCAGTTACATCTCGCTGTCGACCAACGATAAGTATTTGTCCGTGTCGAACCCGTTGTTGGATCCACTCGACAGGGCGACGTCGACGAATAATCAACAGGTGAGTGATCTCAGGTTAGGTCAGGTGTCGGTGTTCAAATCGAGCTCGAGCACAAACTTCACTATGTTGGGTGACTACATCATTGGCGATACGGACGCGTACACGTGGGGGGTCGACGATTTCGCGTACTCCCACTCGACCATCTCGGATAACGGTCTTACCATGGTCATTCCACGTGGGGTAATACCCTCGCTTTCAGATGTTCAGGAGTACAAAAAACAGATTTCCATTTACGATTTCGACAGGGAAGCGGACGTGTGGGGCTTGCGCCTTTCTTCGGTCGTCGATGGTACAGAAGTCACCAGCAGCGCGTCTTTCCCCGACGAGTACAATTTCATGACCGTGTTATCGAAGGATCGATCGACGGTGACTTCCCTTTACTTGGGACCCACGCAGCCCGTGTTCAGGCAATACCTCGTCTCCACCACATTTGTACAGTCGTCGTACAACAAAGTATCCACCTTGTATATGGCTTCGCAACCGGTCGCCGGCGGCTTCACACCCACTCTCAACGCCCAACCGTTCCCTGGAACCTTAGATCCCTACAGCCCTCTCCTTCCCAACGAAAGAATTGCGGACTTTGCCATGAGCGACGATGGAATGAAGATAGCGATCGGCAACGCGAGGGATATCACCAGATTTACCACTATAAACGCGACGACGACGACGAACTTAGGGTTTGATAAGGAGAATGGTTCCGTGAGTGTATTCACCTACGATACAACGAGTGAAGAGTGGGGTTCACCGGTGAGGATCAGTGTACCAGATACCAGCACGTACGTTCAGGGTGCGCACGCGTTCGTGTCGGCGCAGTTCGGTACGCGGGTCAAGTTTTTGCCGGACGGAAACACGCTGGTGGTGAGTGCACCGACCAGTAGGGACGGACTGGGCGACATCTTCTTCTTCGATACGTCCTCAACGACGGCAATCACGCAAAAAACGATTCCGTACGCCAACCCCTCCACCGCGTCTCAGGGTATGTTCGGAACTTCCCTGGGTATTTCCGATGATTACACGCGACTGTTCGTCGGCGACCCAGGGCATGACAGCGGCATGGGTAGGATCGCAGTTGTCGAATACGAGGTGTCGTCGTCGTCGTGGAGCGGTACCACCCAATACATCACACGGACTCGCGCACCCGAAACGCACACGCACACCGCCTCCGGGACGAGCAGCTCATTAAGCACGAACCTCATGTTCGGTCGAGACTTCGACGTCACGAGAAACGGCGAGGGTCTCATATCTTCATTCCTGGGTGCACACACTCTAGCAAACGGTACATTAGACACTACCACGGCGGGTTTTCAAGATTATTTCACATTAAATTCAGGTCTTGAAATAGCCGAAGTGTTTAAGAGGGACGCGGCGGGGGTGTGGGGTTTGGATAGTTCCGTGCCGGCCCGGTTGAAAGCCCTAAACCCTGGGAGTGGGATCTTACAGGGGACTGGTTTGAAGACATCCCTGATCGAGAACACGTCCATTCGCCCTACAGTGAAAATATCCGGGACTGGTCTATATTCGATGTTTGGCTTCCCGTCTCTAAAGTATGTAAATAACGGCGTGGTCGAACGAAAACCGACCGGTTTGAAAGTACTAATAAATGCTCAGAATGTCACGCCGGTCATTTCCCTCGTGGGCGACCGTACGATAAATCTCGCGTATGGGAATCCTTACACCGATCCGGGTGTGGTCACCGACATGAGTTTTTCGGACAGGATAGTCATCAGCGGCGATCAGGTGGATATTAACGTCGTGGGAACGTATGTGTCGAGGTACACAGTGACGAGATTGGGCTCTCTCACGAACTTCGTGGAGCGAACCTTTAACGTGTTCGTGCCGGCGGATCCCCCGACAGTGACACTCCTGGGCAGTGCCAGCGTCAGCCTACTCATCAACAATGTTTACACCGAACCCGACCCACCCGCAACGTTCACGGGTGGTGTTTTGGAAAGATACGGCGATCCACCGAGCGGTAGCATCTTGGGTACGTTCACGGTACGTTACGTTGTACGTAACAACTTAGGCATCGCATCTGCGGAAAGGGTGATTACGGTCGAAGCCGACACCACACCGCCGGTGATCACCATTCTCGGTGGAGATGTCGTGCACAAATTCGAGACGACATACCGCGATCCCTCGTACATACAATCCGACGGAAACGAAGATGTCTTCACGACCACGCCAGCACACGTGCTCACGAGCAGGGATATAGGGAACTACCTCGGCACCACGCAGGTCACGTACAGCGCCACTGATCAATCCCAAAACGTGGGGACGACCGTGCGCAACGTCACCGTGAAAAACGAATTCGAGACCACCCCGGTGCAGCAGGCCGGGACTGGTCATTTCTCGACCCTATCGAGCACGGGTAACAGGGTAGCCGTTATGGATCAGGATGCAGTTTCCATTTACGAAACCGGCGGGGCACTTGTCAACTCGTGGACGGGTCTCGGGTCGCTGGAGGGGCAGATGGTCAAGCTCAATTCCGACGGTACAGTGGTGGCTTTCACGTCGACGGCGGGCGTCTACGTCTACGAGTACACGACGTCGTGGCCCGAAAGGCCCCCTCACAGTTCGTACCAGAGGTTCACAGTCCCAGGTTCGTCGGCGTATCGAATAGAGCTTTCGGACGATGGCGATACCCTCGCGGTTTCCTACCCGAGCGGGACAACGGCATTCTTCGACGAGGTCGCCGTGTTCAGGTGGAACGCGACTGCGTACGACCTCGATTATAACCAGGGATCCACGACGAGTATAGGTTCGATGTCGTTGAATTCTACAGGAACGCGTCTGGTTTTGGGGTACCCGAACGAATCGGACCAGATTGCGACCACTGCCATTGTCTCGGGTGATCCACAGGGTTTAGGTGATACGTTCGCTAATCCACCACCCACACTCAACGGAACCCTGGCGATTGCAAATAAAGTGTATGCACTCACGACCGGGCATCAGTTCCAGGACAACACGATGTACTGGCAAATAAACCTCGGGTCGTCCTGGACTTGCTCGTGGGTTTGGAAGGTATACGGGCCTGGGTGGCACGGGGACGATATGCGACTGATCTATTTCGCACCGAATCCTATCACGGCGTCGCAGGCGTCCGTGCACGGGGGGTGGAACAATTACTACAAGTTTAGTGGTGTGGATACGCAGCAAATACGTGATAATAACGATGCCTATAAGAAAGCGGACTTTAATATGTTTTATGGGCACGGTAACTTGGGTGTTAAACGTATGACCGTCAACTACGATAATGGAGTGATGACGTCAACGGTGCACGACTATTATGGTACACTGCTGTCGTCTATTTCTTACGATTTCGGTGGCGCGCACCAGCACCTGTACGGCACCCCTACGTACTTTGGTTTTAGTGGAAAAACCGGTTACTATACTTCTTCGCAATACATCCAGAATATTAATTTGTCCGGTATCGAGAACACCGGTGTGATCGAGGTCTTCGACAGAGCGGGGCCGGCGTCTTGGTCACAGGTAGGATCCGACATCAGCGGCGGAAAAACGAACCAGAAACTCGGGACGGTCGTCAAGATATCCGGAGACGGTTCGACGATTTTGAATATCAACGAAGGGAGAGACGGCAACGATAAAAAGCTGTCCGTCTTCACCCTCAATTCCGGAACCTGGACGAAGAACTCGATCAACGCCGTGGAACGGACGTTCGACACCGGCGACGGGAATGATCTCGCCGACATCAGCGATGACGGGTCTTTCCTCGTCTACGCGAAGGGGACGGGCACCGAATTGTACGCGACGCACCCCGAAGGCCTCGCGTCTAAGTATCTGGATGGATTCAAACTGGACGGCGGTGTGTACAGGCATGTTTTCCAAGCTCCGGTGCCGTCGGCGTCTACCAACCGCGTCGCACTGGCGGGGAACGCTTCTAGGGTTTTGGTGCTGAGCGGAGAAGAGCCTTCGGTGTTTGACGTGAACGAGACGGTCTTCGATCCCATCATCACGCTGAACGGGAGCGACGGTCTCGACACCCTGACCGTCGTCGGCGGCGCCTACACGGAGCAGGGCGCGACCTCGAACGTGACGGACGGGTCCTCGGTGACTGTTGGAGGCGATACGGTCACGGCCACGCCCGGAACGTATAGGGTCACGTACTCTGTCACCGATTCGAACACCGGTCGGTCGGGATTCAGGTCTAGGGTCGTGATCGTTACTTAAAAGAGAAGGTGGCAGGTATTACAAATGAACGCCGAGTCCATCGCCGAATACGTCACCAAACTCGAGACCGTGAATGAAGAGTCACGGGAAAAGATCGAGCAACTCAAGAAGCTCCTCACGGAGGCGAACGACGAACGCGTCGCGGCCCTCGAGGAATTGAACGGCTTCCGCGATAGGAAGCGATACAAGTCTCTCTACGAGACGACGACCAAACCCCTGATCGACGACGAATACGATTCCGCCGAGGATTCGGATTATGAGGAGTCATCCGAGGAGGAGTCAGATGACGAATTCTTCACCACACAGAACAATGATATCTACGAGATGCTGACCGACCTCGCCGAAGAGGAGACTTCGTACGTCAAGCGCATGGCCCTGCACCGCGCGGCCGACGCGGTTTTCTACCTGCCGGACCGCATCACCAGCGCGCGCGAGCTCGCCGCGGGCCCGAACAAGGTCTCGGGCATAGGTCCAAAGATCGCGAAGAAGATCGACGATTACCTCCGCAACCCGAACAAGAAACTCGCGGACCTCTTCCTCAAGATCGGCAACCTCGAGGAGTCGCAGTTCAAGTCCGAAGCCTACTGGCACGCGGCCGAAGTGCTCAAGAGCCTGCCGGACAAGATCGAACACGGTTGGCAGGTGGAGAACATGCACGGCTTCGGCAAATCGATTTGCGCAAAGATCGACGAGTTTCACGCGACCGGTGAAATCAAACGACTCGGTGAACTCATGAATTAATTAGATATACTATACAGCGTTAAGGCATTTTCATAAATCTCAACCTTATCACCAAATTCTTTTTCAGTCATGGATTCAATATCCAATACCAATTCAAGGTACGACTGCGGCGTTCTCCTCACCACGGCGATTTCCTCGCCGAATCGGTTTTTGTCTAGACCCACCAGGGAAGGACTACCCTCCTTTAACCTTAGTATGTGGTAGAGGATACATTCTTCACTGAGCGAGCGGAAGAGCCAGACGAATTCGGAGTATTTCCTCCCGAACTTCGCCCAGTAGTCCACGCGCACTTTCGCAGCCCTCGTGGATCTCAACACCCAATTGTGGTACTCGAACATTTTGCCCGCGCGGGTGAAAATGAATCCAATGGAAAAATTTTCTTCGCAAAAACTAATTAATGATCCCACCGATCGCCAAATTTACCATCGGTCTTAATTCCGTGTTAGCTTTTATCGTGCTGGTGGACAATTACAAGGAGTTTAAAAAGAACAATGGTTATTGAGGCAGAATGTATATCCAAGCATTATGCCAAACCCTGACTTCGATGGGACCACATTACCTAGTAAACATTTACAGGTGGGTGAAGATGGCGATCTGGGACGCACCGATCCGGCTCTTCCTCGACGTAGAACTGGAATTACAATCGATCGAACGTTCGACGGCGATGGAGACGGAAACCTAAGCGAACACGTCATCCCCATGAGAAATCTATTTTTACAGTCACGTAAGTACCTCGGCATTCCCGGTCTCGCCACCGACGATTTGCGATTCGCTTTTCTTCGGGCGACCGCGCCTCTCTGCCCGGATATTCAACGAAAAATTTGGGAGGAGGTCTTGTACTGCACCGAACCGGTCTGCCCACCGGCGCCGGTGAAATGCTCCGCAGTTTCTTACAGGCGATCTTCGGATTCGATTCCCCAAAAGTCCTGACGCTCACGGAACACCTAGCAAAGTACGACATAATCAGAGCAAAAAACGAATGCGGCGAGGACAGGTACATCGCTGTCAGCAAAGACGACCACGACATCGACATACTTATTACGAAGTGTAAACGGCTCTTATCCTTCGTAGAAAGTAACGGTCTAGAAAGTAAATACGCGGCGGTGCTCGTGGCGTTCGGGAGACAGATCGAACAGTGTGTCGAGGTGGGCGGGGACGTCGATCCCCTGTTCGAGAACTACGACCGTATAAAGCGGCGGATCATGAATCACTCGACTTCCATCGAAAGAAACCTAAGCGAGTGGGAAAGTGGGTACGTGTAACGATGGACCTGTTCCACAAGTTGCAGGGGCTCGTCGATAAGGTGGCGGTGCTCATCCCCGAGGGGGACTACGTGGAGATATGTGACGTGATCAAGGAGATACACGACCGGGTCAAGCCTCCGTCGTTCCTGCTCGATCAGAACGAGCCCATGGTCCGCGACTGGCCTCTCCTGGCCAGGGACGCCCTGCCCGTGACGGACGGACAGTGGCCTCTCATGGTCGGCGACGACTAGAGTTGTCTTTTGCGATCTCGGATGAAGGTATCGAGTATCTTATCTTGTACTTTTGTTAACTTATAATAACTACCACCGTTTTGGAACTTGTGTATTTTTCTAGACCTCGCCAGTTCTTCTATCGCTGCGGGTGCCGGTGGGTATTTCTTACCGCTGATGCGCTTGACCTCCGCTTTCAGTTTCGCCCGTTCTTTTGGCGTAAGTTTCCACGGGTTAGCCTTAGAACTGATACCGTATTTAATTGTACGTAATTCACCTGTACGGCACGCGCCGTGACAAAATCCGTATTCGATGTCTTTGATGGTCCGGAGTGCTTCGTGTTTGTCGATGAACATGTTTACCTATTGCGGAGATTTTTTACTCTCTTTCGGTTAATCATTCCTC